CGGTCGATGCCGTTCGTCCACACGATGCGCCCGTTGACGACGCAGAACTGGTCGGGGTAGCGCCCGTTGACGTCGGGGGACAGCCCCGTCCGGAGCGTCCGGAAGTCGCGGCTCCACCCGCGCTGCTCGATGAGCTTGTCCCCCGTCCGCACGAGCAGACAGTCCCGCGTCCCGCCGCGGGCGAGCCGGGCGTGGACGACGCCGAACATGTGGTCGTACTGCGACGGGTAGCCCGAGCCGTAGTCCGGCACGAGCGGCGCCGGCCCGCGGACGGACCGGAGCGTGTCCTGGTTCGTCCGCTGGAGGTTCCGGATCTCCCGCGCGAGCGTGCCCGGCACGTACACCTTGCCGGACTCGACGACGGGAAGCGGGAACTCCAGATTCGGCACGGGCTACCCCCACGCCAGTGCGGCGGCGTTGATGCACAGGTGGAGCGTGTTGTCCACGAGGATGACGAGCCAGACGGCGAGGAAGTCGGGCGGGGCCTTGAACGTCGGCGGCTCTGCGATCCGACGCGTCCCGAACACCGGATGGTCCTCGTAGACGGCCAGCGCGTGCCACCAGATCCCCGGAAACCCGACGCCGTACCAGGCGCACCACTTCGCTGCGAGGCGGAGCCGGTCGATGACGGCGTGCGTGCCCCCGATGACGAGGAGCGCGACCGGCGAGTGCGTGAGCAGCAGGAACGGCAACGTGTAGAAGAAGGCGTGGATGAGCGCCCACATCCACGACGACGTCTTGCGCGTTGCCATGACGTGCGACTGGAGGACGTAGTCCCCGACGAGGTGCGCGAGCAGCGGCGCGTACGGGGGCACGGGCTACCCCCGCTGCCGGCGGAGCGGCACGAGGGGCTTCTCGCTTGACGGCGGGGCCGCTGCGGGCTCCGGCTCGGAGGTCGTCAGGAACGTGGCGACCTGCGCCTCCAGCGCCGCGAGGCGGGCCTCCAGCGCGGTCATGTGGGTGTTGCTCGTCTCGCGCGGCGCGGACGGCAGGTCGCCGTGGACCGCCGGGTCGTAGGGCTGCCAGTCCGAGAGCGTGTTCCAGCCCTCGCCGGCGCCGAACCGCCGGTAGTTCCGCACGCCCCACAAGAGCGTGAAGAACCACGTCTCGACCTTCCCGGTCCGGCGGTCGTAGGTGCACTCGACGTCGGCGTGGGCGAAGTAGGCTTCGACCCGGTCGCCCGAGCCGATGACCTTGACGAAGAGATCCCCCTCTCGGGGCATCGTGTAGAGGTGCTTGTACGTGTCGGCCATGTGCGTGTTCTCTCCTGACGAAAGGCAGCGTGCGCCGGGTGGCGCGTCAGACGTTGCGGAACGGCCCGATGAAGAAGGGCCGGCGGGCCGACGCGAGGTCGGCGCCCCACGGAATCGGGGGGATGACCTTGGCGGGCGCGGCGAAGCGGGCGTTGAACGCCGCCGTGCCGTCCTTGAACTTCTGCTCGCAGTTCCCCGCCTCCGCGAGATTCCCCTTCATCCGGTACAGCTTCGCCATCAACGCCACGACGAGCATCTCGTTCATCGTCGGGTCGATGTTGGGCGTGTCGCTGTCGTTGATGAGCCTGGTCGGCTTGCGTCTTACTCGCAGGTCGATCTGGTACGCCTGGTCCGGATAGGGGTAGATGCGCCAGAGGTAGTACCCCGTCGTCTCCGGCAGGCGCCGGAACGGGTCGGGGATGGTCGTGCCGTCGTCGGTGAACGTGCGCGCCGACCCGTCCACCTCGGCGAGAAGCTGGTAGACGTTCGGATACTCGATGGGCAGGCGGAAGCTGCCGGAGCTTCCGCTCGTCGTGGCGCGCGCCCGGTAGATGCGCTGACGCAGGCCCGAGTGCGTGGCGGACAAGGCGCCCGACACCCCGAAGTGGATGGGCCAGTCCACGTCCGGCAGCGTGACCGTCACGCTGGAGGAGCCGTCCGCCGGCACGGTGATGGCGCTCGACACTGGGCTCGGCGCGCTCTCGAAGGTGGGCTCGAGCACACCACCGGGAGCGACGAGCTCGTCCTCCCGCCGGCCCCACACGATCGTCCGGCAGTAGGTGAACGCCCCCGGCGGCTCGGGGCCGAGCCACGGCGCGACCTGGTTCGACGTCACGGCCGGCGCGAGCGTCGGCGTGTCGAGTTGGAACCGCTTCGCCCGGTAGAGGTTCTCCGGTCGGCCCTTCGACCGCCCTTGGAAGTCGTTCCGGTCGGTGTACGTCACCCAGCCTTCGGGGAGGGTCTGGAGGAAGGTGTGCGTCGCGTCCCACACCTGTCCATCGAGCACCTCCGTCACGTCCGCGCGCGTGACGAGGAAGGGCTGGTAGAGCCGGAAGACAAGGTTCGTGTCCGTCGTGTTCGGCCACGGCCGGTCGAGCGAGACGTAGTAGATGAAGTTGAGATTGTCGTTGGTCGCGCTCCAGAACTCGCGACACTGGCGCCGGTGCCAGCGCCCCGCGCCGTCCTGCACCTCGATGTGGAACAGCCCGTCCCACGTCCCGTCGGTCTTGGGCGTGGTGCCGGTGAGCACCCCGAAGGACAGCACCCGCACGTCCACCGTCGCCGAGACGCCGAGGCACCCCCCGAAGTCGGCGAGCCGGTAGTCCTTGTAGACGAACACCGTCTCCGTGTCCGGTACGAACGCCATCGGACACCGCTCGTGCACGGTGTCGAGGATCGTCGCCATGTCCCGGGCGATCTCGTCGAGGACGTCGTCGTCGGCGTCGGCGAGGTCCAGGTTGACCTCGTCGCACGCCCGCTGCCGCCACTCGGACTTGTTCACCGGCTACGTCTCCGTACAACGGCGGAAGCCGTCGCGAAAGGAGCGTACCTCCGTTCGGACGGCTTGGGAAGGCCCCGCGCTACCGAGAACACGCGTGGAGGCCCGCGCAGGGCCTTCCCGCCCCGTCCCTACGCGCCCGCGCAGTCCACGAAGGCGGTGCCGACGGCGCTCGCCGACACCGCTGCGGCCGAGTAGCCGATCATGTCGTTGGTCCCGATGACCCCGTCGGCGACGGTGCCCGAGGCGGCGGACGTGAAGCCGGTGTTCGCGGTGAGCCCCGAGCCCGAGTCCTTCACGGACCCGAAGCCGTGGGTCAGGATCCACGAGTAGGAGCCGGCCGCGACCGCCCACTGCGCGAAGCCGAGCACGGAGGTCCGCGGCGCCGCCGTGGTGGACAGGACGCCGGTGTAGCTCGTCGTCGAGTCCTTGCGCTTGACGGAGTTGCCCTCCGCCCAGGCGCTTGACGCCTCGCCGTTCTTCACCCAGATCCACACGCGGCGACCGTAGGTGGCGTTGTATTCCACGCGCATCGTGCCGAGCGCGCGGCGCTGGGCGTCGGTCGTGACGCAGGTCGAATCGAGGACATCGCCGAATCCGGTCGGATCACCAGACATGAGAACTCCGAAGGTCGAGAGGGTGGTGAGACCGGACTACGCCCGCGCCGTGCCAGCGAAGGCGACGTGGGCCGGGAGGTAGGTCGGGCCCCAGCGGAACATCGACTCGAAGCGAGCGACGAAGCCGAACTGGTTGGCGATGGCCCCCTCCTCGAACTTCGTCATGCTCGGCTTGGCGTACCACTCGAGCTTGATGTAGCTGTAGTTGAGGCCGTACCCGACGCCCTCGGCCGCGTCGCCGGTGAAGTCCGCGAGGTTGATGAAGTGGTTCTCCTTCACCATCGCGTTGAGGCAGACGTCGTCGAAGACCTGCTTGTCGATGTTGTTGCTGACGACCTGGACGCGGACGCGGTCCTTCTTCACGCTCTTGTACTTCGTGAAGGAGTCCGGGTCGAGCATGAGGACCTGCGGCCCCTTGCCCCCGCCCTTGTTGTCGTAGCGGGCCGCCTCGCGCAGCCCGAGGGTGAGCTTGTCCTCCAGCTCCGCGCTGTTGTTGGAGAGCTGGTACTGGTTGTAGTGGTACTGCGTCAGGCTCTTGGCGACGTTGAGCACCGTGTCGCTCTGCGACGCCGGGGCGGTGAAGTCGAGGAAGCCGTTGGTCACGCCGGTCACGGCGCCCGAGGTGAACTGCCCGTTGAGGCAGCCGAACCCGGAGAGGTCGGCGGTCGAGACGAGGTCGGTGTTGCCCGACACCCCGCCGACGACGTACCGCTCCAGCGCGATCGGCAGCATCTCGAGCGTCGCCTTGGGGTACTTCTCGTAGAGCTTGTACGCCCCGCGCTTGCCCTCGTTGATGAGGGTCTCGAGCTTCGGGATGAAGATCACGCCGCCGAGCATGTGCGGCGCGAGCGCGAACTTGTTGATGCGCGTCGCGCGGTCCGTCGGCGCCGTCTCATCGCCCGAGAAGATGCCGATGATCCGGCCGGGAGCGCCGTAGGGGACGGACCACTCCTGCTGCGTGCCGCGCTCGGTGGAGACCTGGCCCCGCTTCTCCAGCTCGGCGAAGAACGGGAGGCGCTGCTGGAACGCCATGATGTCCGGGTCGATGAGCTCGGCCTGGGTCGTGTTGAGGACGTCGGTGGACACGCTCATCGGGGAGGCTCCGTGGTTCCGGGTAGCCGGTGTAACCGGGTTCTCGCTTAGCTTACCCGAACGGAGCGGCCGCGCAAGAGCACGGCCCCGATTTCCCGACTACTTCGTTACGGTTCCTCGGTCTCGAGCTTCTTCTTGTACGCCCGGTGCGCGTCCTCGGACGACGGGACGGCGGGCTTGTGCACCGTCTCGGCGGGGTTGAGCCCGCCCTTGTTCGCCAGGTCCACCGACGCCGGGGGCTTCACGTCCCGCTCCTTCGGCTTCTCGGGGGCTGGCTTCGCGGGATCCGGCAGGTCGAACATCGCCCGCACCGCCTTGGCGGCGCGGGCGTCGGAGACGCCGTTGGCGGTGAGCCGCGCGAACTCGACGATGGCGCCGCCGGTGATGTTCCCTTCGGGATCCTTCTCGGCGTGGCCGTAGATGTCGGGGAACTTCGTCCGCACCTCCTCGTCGCGGCGCGAGAGCTCCCGCTCCTCGGCCTCCGTCCGGTAGCGGTCGAACTCGGACTTCGTGGCGTCGTGCTTCGACTTCCACGTCTCCGCCTCGCCCTTGTACTTCGCAACCTCCTCGCCGAGCGACTTCCGCAGGCTCTCCGTCTCGGCGCGGAGGCGCTGCGCGCCCTCGTCGCCGTCGAGCACCGTCTTGAGGAAGGAGTGGTCGTCGAAGTTCTTCCTAAGATGCCCCCGCGCATCGTCGGGGATCTGCTGCCACCAGGGCTGCTTCTCGACGGAGTCGAAGCTGCCGTCCCACGCCGGGGTCTCGGCGACAGCCGCGCCGCCCCCGGCGGGGACGTCAGAGGAAGGGGTCTCCGAAGATGCGGAGGTCTGCGTGTTCTCGTCGGCCACGGTGGTCTACTCCATGCTGAAGGTCGAGGGCTTCGTCGGCGCCTCGCCCTCGACGCTCTCGTTGTCCGGCGCGGCGGTCGGGGACTTCATCGGCGGCCCCTTCATCCGGTCGTACATCCCGCCGGGGCGGGCTTCCATGAGGTCCTCGAGCAGCGCCGGGTCCTCGCCGAGCATCTTCGCGACCTGCTCCGGCGGCTTGCCGCGGGTCCGGTCGTCCTTCTGCGCGAACTTCAGCACGTCCTTCGCGTCGATGTCGTCCCGGCCCTCGCTGTCGAGCCAGTCCTGGATCGGCTTGAGCGCGCCGGAGGACTCCGCCTTCGCCAGCATGTCGTCGGCCTTGGCGCCCGGGTCCTTCGCGCTCGCGTCGGCGGGGGGCTTCGCGTCCCCCTTCCCGGGGGGCATCGGCGGCTTGGCGGTGTCGGGCTTCTGCATGTCGTCGGGGAAGGCCATTCTCATCCTCCTCGGGTGCCGCGCGGCCCGAACACGCGTCCGGTCTCCCGCTTCTGCTCGCGCTGGTGATCGCGAAGCTGCGCGTCGTCAATACCACGCCTCTTCCTCTCCAGCCAGCCACGATGTGCCGCCTCTTCCCCCTCGCGCTTCCGCTCGCGCGGGTCGTCGCCGCGGACGACCACGCGGTCGAGGGGCACCATCTGGTGCTCGGCGATGCTCCGGAGGTACGCCTTCCACTCCGCCTCGGTGCGGTACTCGACGCCGCCGTAGGTGATGGGCTGGAAGGTGTGGACGGCCGGCGCCGCGCCGTCGCCGTACCACTCCTTCGTCGGCTTGCCGCACCGGAGGGCGTCGAGGTTCGTCAGGTCGGAGACGCCGGTGACGTACGTGCACGCCGGGTACACCGGGAAGCCGGCGTCGTCCTTCTCACAGTAGGCGTTCTTCTCCACGTGCCCGTCGGGGCAGACGACGTCGCGGATGGCGAAGCGGGCCATCTTACCGCACCGTCAGCGGGGTGAACGAGATGTAGTCCCCGTCGCGCTGGTCGCTGTGATAGCTGACCACCCAACCCTCGCGCTTGAACACCGCGATGACGGCTTCGCGGGTCGCCATGTCCCCGAGCAGGTTCGCGGCGATGGTTCTTCCGCTGATGCGCTCGTGGTCGGTCCACGGCTTCGAGAGCGTCGCGTTGACACGCTCGATCATCGGATCAATGTCGGGCGGTGGCGCGCTCGCCACATGTGGGGAAATGGGCTTGACGCCACGGGAAGCGGCGGCGACGCGCGCCGCCATCTCTCCGGCACGAGTGTCGTGGTCGTAGATGCTCATGCAGTACAGTTACCACGACCCGGGCTCTCCGTGCAAGTCCCTTGACGACATCCCGAACCTGTAGTACGGAAGGGGCACGAAGGAGTTCTCCGTCATGTCCACCGACGCCCGTTCCCCCGCCCGCCGCCCGAAGAAGCCGGAGCCCCGGAAGGAGGGCGAGTTCCGCGAGGGCGACCTCGTCCGCACCTTCATCGGCAAGGCGCCCATCGACGCCGAGGTGCAGAAGGTCCAGCCCGCCCGGGACCGGAAGCTCGCGCGCCTCGCCCCCGGCTTCCACCCGTGCGCGGCGTGCGCGCCGTACATCGCGACGGAGCACGTCGGCAAGGTCGAGATGAAGACGCTGGCGAAGGGCGAGCGCATGGTCCGCACGACCGACTCCGTCGAGCTGATCACGGCGGTCGAGGAGCGGGGGAAGTGAAGCACGAGTACGCCTCCACGTTCGGCGAGATCCGTTACGACGGAGCCGCCTACTACGTGGAGTCGGTCCCGGATCCCGTGCCTCCCGAGGGCGAAGGCTGGGATCTGGTCTCAACCACGACGACCGGGCACGTCCGCTACTCGCGCATGGCGATCATCTGGACGTGGCGGCGCACTACCCCGGCCCCGTCGTAGCCGGACCCCCGCCCATCGGTGTCTCCCCCGGCGCCACGGCGCCCGCCGGGCCGGGGACCTGCGCGTTCGCCAATGCCTGCACGTTCGGCGGGAGTGGCGCCGCGTTGGGGTCCGGCAGCGCGACGACGGGGGCGCCCGGACCCGGCGCGCCGGGGGCCGCGGGTGCTCCCATGCCGGGAGCGCCTGCCGCCTCGACGTCCTCCTGCTTCTTCAGCACGTCGGCAGGCATGTCGAGCAGCTTGAGCAGGTGGTAGAAGAAGTTCCGCTGGTCGATGAGCGGGTTGTTGGCGAACACGTCGATCATCGACCGCATGATCTCCGCCTTCACCGCCCGGTTGCTCTCCATTGGGCTGTATGGGACCATCTTGAACGTCGCCTCGACGCCCTCGAGGCTCCACGGGTCGATGCTCCGCCACCCCTCCTCGCCGGTGATGCGCAGGACCTTCTCCTTCCGCATGAACCGGGAGGCGAGAAGAAGCTGCTTCGACGCGCAGGACTCCGTGAACTCGTCGAGCGCGGTCTGCCGGTTCCGCAGGCGATTGCGGAGCTGCCCCTCGATGAGCGCGAGCTCCGTCGCCGTCTTCGCGCCCGTGACCTGCCCACGCTGCGCGTCGGCGAGCGCCGAGACGTAGGCGATGCCCTCGCGGAGCCGGGCGAGGAGGTCGATCTGTTCGGGCTGCGCGTGGACGACGGGGAGCTCGAAGACGACGTCCTTCGCCGTGAGACCCTGCCCGCGCATGTTCTCGCGGAGGCTGAAGGGCGTCATGCCCCCGAGCGGCGTCTCGTTCATCTTCTGCGCCAGATCCTCGGTGATCGCCCCGGCGTCGTAGCCGAGCCGGCCGATCTGGTATCGGACGATGTTGTGCAGGTACGTCGAGAGGAGGTTGTACTCCTCTTGGTTGTCGAGAATCAGGCCGATCTCGGAGAGCCCCCGGCAGTCCTCGCCGTTGCTGTTGAGCGCCAGCAGGTCGTAGGGGAGGTAGAGAAGATCGTCTTCGAACAGGGGCTTGTCGGCGTCCGGGCAGAAGTGCCAGACCTTCCCGTCCTCCATGTCGTAGCACTCGTACACGATGTGCCACTTCTGGAAGTTCTTGAGCTTCTGACTGTCCCATTCCTTCGCGTCGTCCGGCAGCATCCACCGGGGGTAGGTGTCGGCCCGGTACTCGGCGGCGACGGCCTTGTCGTACTGCCCCGACTCGACGCGCTTGAGGAACTCCCGCTCGCCCACCAGCGTCAGCTCGATCCAGTACCGGATGTCCTCCGGCCGCGTCGCGACGAGGTCGAAGAAGAGGTTCCGCGGGTCGATGCTCCGCGTCACCGGCAGGTCCCGGGCGCTGTCCCACACCGTCTTGCCGACGCCGCGACCGTAGAGCACGGCGTGGAACGTGGTCGTCCCGAGCTCGCGGCGGAAGCGCCCGGTGTCGAAGGCGAGGTTCACCACGTCCTCGGCGCTCGCCACGCGGTCCTCGTCGGCGCGGTTGCGGGGGATGGCCGAGACCTGCGGGTTCGGCGGCACGAGCGTCGAGAGCGCGGTGTCGGTGATGGCGAACACGAGGTTCGTGCTCATCTTCATCAACTGCGCCTCGGACGGCCCCGACTTCGAGCTCCAGAACTCCCCGCGGTACACGCGCCGGACCTTGTCGAAGAACTCCTTCTCCCCGCCCTTGTCCTTGTAGCGGGCGACGTGGCGCTCGATCGTCTGGCGATACATCGAAGGCAACAAGGGAGAACTCCGGTACTGGGCGGAGTCTACCCCGTCGGCTGCCGCGTGTCCGTCAGAACGACTTCCACCTCCGCTCCCACCCGCCGGATCCTCGCTCGTCCTCGGCGGCGCGGCGGTCGAACACGGCCTTGAGCGACCGCCACGACGGACCGCCCGACGTGTCGAGCACGACGCCTGCGCGCCGCGGGCGGCTCCCGTAGGCCATGCGCTTCGCCGCGAAGCCGATCATTGCCGCGGCGACGGCGCGGTCCCAGTGGTGCCCGCCCGTGCGCTTCCGGGTCTTCCCGTCCCACCCGGCAATCTGGTCGAGGATCTGCTGGGACCGGATGCCGACTTCCCGACGACGCAGCATGTCCACGAAGTCCGTCACGGTCTGCGCCTTCTTCACGTCGGTCGAGAACCACCCGGGCTGTCCGTTGTCCCACACCAGCCGGGGACAGCCGCGGGAGCGCAGCGCGGCGCAGCACTCGCCCTTGTTGGCCTCGACGAGAACGTCGCAGTCGTACAGGCGTTGCAGGCGCATGATCCGGTCGGCGAACAGGTTCGGGTCCTCCCGCCCCGACCAGTGCGCCACCTCGCGCCAGTCCCACCCGTTCCACACGATGAGCGCGCTCGGATCGCCGTTGTCTCCGAAGCCGGCCGGGTCGGCGGTGATGATGTACGGCGCCCCGACCCGGCGGTCCTGGTAGATGCCCTCCTCCGGCCCCTCGTAGATGCGCTCCTCCCCCTCCGGCACGCTCGTCACGCCGGGGAGGCTCTGGAGGTACTCGACGGCGTCGATGGGGATGGCCGGCGTCCCGTGCAGGATCCACCCGTCCCGCGGGCCGGGCGGGTACTTGCTGTCGAACAGCCGCACGTCGCCGTGGTACGCCGTGTCGAGCTCCAGGCGCCGGAACTTCAGGTGGGCGTCGGTGATGCCGACGAGCTTCTCCGCGAGGCGGTGCTCCTCCAGCGTCCGCACGAAGCCCGGCTCGGGGGGCTGGCAGTAGCTCGGGTCCGTCCACCACTCGAGGAACAGGGCCTTCCCCCGCGGCGCGGTGAAGTAGCCCTCGCCGTTGAGCGCGTTGAGCCACATCCGGTGCGCTGGCGTGCCGTACTGCCCGGGGGTCGTCTCGATCCGCAGGCGACTGTTCGGGCGCTTGGAGATGGACGGGAACACGGCCGGGTTGAACGTGTCGTAGTTCCGCAGCTCCCCGTACTCCGTGATGTGGGCGTAGTCGGGGGAGTGACCGATGGCGGGGTTGTCGCTCCCGCCGGTGACGACGGAGGCGAAGGAGTCGTGACCCTCCGCCCACTCGATCGCCGACGCCGTCGAACGCTTGATGGGGATGTGCTTGCGGAAGTCGGGCGGCAGGTTCCGGTGGGCGATGAGGATGCGGTGGAAGATTTCGAGCGCGGTCTGCTCCTTCTCCGCGATGACGAGCCCGCGCTGCCCCTTGTTGAGCATGACGTGGCGGAGGAGGTCGAAGCCGGTGATGGTCGAGGTCTTCGCCTGCCGGGGCTTGATGACGTAGCTCCAGAGGTACGTGGCGTAGACGTCGAGCACGAGCTTCTGGAGGTGCGTCAGCTTGAGGTACCCGGTCTCGCCCTCCTCGGACGTGATCTTGCAGAGCAGCGGGAACCGGCGGGGATCCTTCGCTCTCCGGAAGAGTTCGTCGGGGTTGGGGGGCGTCACGACTTGAACAGCCCCTCCGCCGCGTGTCCGCGCTGTGCGTGGAGAAGGCCCTGCTTGTAGGCGTAGACCCACGAAGCGTCGGCACGTTCGCCACACACGGTGCACAACCACGACTTCGTGCCGTGGTTCCGGATGTCGATGTCCTGGACGAAGACGTGCCCGGGACAGGCTTCCATCACCGCCTGCCGACGTTTGACTTCCCGCAGCACGTCGCCCGGCGCGTAGGCCCTGTCGCTCACTCGTCCCTCCAGAAGTTCTCCAGCGCCTCGCGCTGCTCCGGCGAGACGTCCCCGCCCGGCGTCGCGTCCCGCTTCGGGCCGTACGTGCGGGAGGGCTGACCCACGAGCGCGGTCGAGACCTTCGTGATGTCCGCGAAGGCTCTCGCGCTCTGCGCGCGCTGGGACCGCGACGCCTGCACGTTGCGCTCGTGCTGGATGAGCGTCATCGGGTCCACGACGTCGGCGGCGATGGACTCCGGGAGCGCGGGGTCGTCGGCGAGCGCGTCGGCGTGGAGCCGCTCGCCGACCTGCTCGAGCTGCCCCACCTTCCGGAGCATGAACATGGCGATGCTGTCCTCGTCGCCCAGCACCCGGCGGGCCTCGATCTTCACTTCGACGAGATCCTGCCGGGCCTGCTCCAGCGTCACGCCCCACCGCTCGCGGACCTGCGCCAGCACCTCCGACTCCTTCGCGCCGTGGAGGAACATCTCCGCCGCGAAGCGGATGCGCGCGGGGCGGTCGGTGTCCACGGTCGCGACGGGCCCCGGCGCCGCCGGCGCGGGCGGCGGGCGGAGGCGACGGGGGAGCGGACGGTCGGAGGACGTCACGCCCCCAGAGTAGCACGCGGGCGACTACCTGTCCGGTGACGACTTCCCGAGCCACGCCGCCGCCTTCGCCAGCGTGACGAGTTCCTCGTCGGTCAGCGTCCCCTCGGCGGCGCGCTGCATGAGACACTTCCACCGACCCCACGGGTAGTGTCCGGTGTCCATCGACATCGCGAGCGTGAACGCGTGGGCCTCCGTCTCGCACTCGCGACACCACTCCGCAGCGTGCTCGCGATGCAGGAGCATCCGCCGCTCCTGCCGGCGCAGCGCACGGTGGACCTGCGCCTGGGAGTAGAGCGCCGGGTGGGCGCGGCGGATGACCTTGCGGGCGATGCGCGCGTTCACGCCTTCCCCCACAACCGCCGCGGGAGACGCCGGGGCTCGGCGGGCGTCTCGACCGGCACGGGGGTGGGCGGAGCCACAGCGGGTACGGGAGACGCCCGGCGCAGGGCCGCTTCGAGCGCGGGCGGCAGCTTCGCGGGCGGGCGCGAGGCGGATGGCTCGACCGGGGGCGCAGGGACCTCGACCTTCGGCGGGGCCGGGGGCTCGTCGGAGACGTGCTTCCACGTCCGCCGGTGGACGACGTCCATGACGGTCGCGAGGGAGACGGAGAAGGTCTTCGCCAGGTGCGAGGCGCTGCCCGTGCCGGTGCCGGTGTAGTGGGCCCGGATCCAGCGCACGTTCTCCTCCGTGAGCGCGGCGCGGGCCTTCGCCCGCATCGGCAGGCGACGCGGAATCGGCTGGCTGTCGAACGCCGCGTCGTACTCCGCCCAATCCTCCTCCGTCGTGTGCTTCTCCGGCAGCACGAGGTCGTCGGGCGGGTCGCCCTGGAGGGCCGGCACCCACAGGTGATCGGGGTTGACGCAGAGCGGGTTCTGGCAGCGATGCACGAGCTTGAGCCGGCCGAGCGACATGTCCGTGTGCGTCGCCGACCACATCAGGCGCGCGGGGTGCCAGAGGCGACGCTGGTACGGGAACATGTAGTAGGTCTCCCAGCATTCTCCGAGCGGACGGTGTGGTGGAGAGCGATCGACGAACGCCTCGCACGTCGCCTTGATCGCCGTAAGGAGCGAGACGTTCGGTTCGCCGGGTCGATGGTTGCTTCGGGGGACGACGGGGACGAGACGCAGAATGGGCATGGGAGCCTCCGGGATCGGGTGTACCTCGGAGACGTCTGGAGCGCAACCCCGTCAGATGCGCCAGACGTGACGTCGTGACGCGAACGTGAAACGTCGTGAGGACGCGTTTGCTATGTCGGCCAACGAAAGACGGCGTTTTCCGCACGTCTTGGCGCGTCGCAAGCGGCCAGTGGACTACTATTGGATGTCCCGAGAACAGGTCGGCCACGAATCATCGAAGTACAACCTCGGAAGTTCTTGACGTGGCCGACCTCCCGAAAAAAAAGTGTACTTCTGTCTCATGAGCAGCCCACGTAGTAGCGGGAACATGAAGCATATGGAAACCATAGCTATATTATAAGTATGGTTTCCATATGCTTCATATTCCCGCTACAACGAGGGGTCTGCACGACAGAGATCTTCAGACTTTCGGGGGGAGGTCGTCAGTTATAGCGAATATCTCGGGCGAAATCCGTTTTTCTGTGGCCGACCTGGTGGTAAAGGTACTCCACATGTAGTCCACTGGCCACTTGCGACGCGGCAGAGTTACGGAAGAAGGCCGATTTTGGCTGGCCGACATAGCAAACACGTCCTCACGACGAACGTACGGACGCAAAGCGTTGGTCCCGACGCGTTCCGCACGGCTCCGCCGCTGAAATCTGCCGGAAATGGACGTCGAACGCCGACTTTCGCTCTGATGTCCGCGCTATTCGTGTCGTCGGGCGCCCGGACGACGGGGCATCTGGCGGTGACGGGGCCGTAATAGCGGTAGTCCGGTAGCCGGTTACCCTAAATAGCGGTCCGCCCGCCGTTCCAATAGCGTAATAGCGGTAGTGCCGTACGTAATAGCGTATCCGCCAAGGACGGTCGTCGAGATCGGGAGGAGAGGGCGCTAATCGTCGTCCATAAATCGTACGGATATGTGAGAGGCTACGACGAATATCGAACTTTTTTGCTGTCGGGGTACCCCCTGCCGGGCTGGGCCAGGTGCGGGTGGGAGCTCGCAGCGCGAGGCGTGGCGCGAGTGTTACTGTCCACGTCGGCGCGGAGGTGCTGTCAAGGTGTCGGGGTGGGGTCGAGGGTGTCAGAACAGGGTGTCAGTGTTGACAGTCGGGTGCCGGTCGGGTGCGTGTGTCAGGCTTGGGTGTAACCAACCGGGAAACCGGCCTCGACCCCGCACTATCAAGGGGTCTGGTGCTGCGGTTACAGGGCTACAGAGGGTGATTAGCCGTGTTCTTGAGTAGGCTTGTGTTCGGACAGATTCTGGTCTCACTACTGAACACCTGAATATACCCCCGATCTCGCGGTCAGATTCTGGCGCCCTCGCATGTTCACCTGTTCAGTACGGCGATAGAATCCGAGCGACCGCTCGCATTTCTATATTTTTCGCCCAGGACGTGCTCGGGTGTAGACTACTACTCCGGTATCTGGTACAGTGGCGTTACTGGAGTTTCGACCATGCACCGTTCCTTCCGCCTCGTGCTTCGCTATTCCCCCGCGTCCGCTTCCCTCGCGCATACGGGCTACGTTCGTCACCTTCGGGGGTTCGACGTGGCCGCGGGCGGCACCTGGCATTCGTGGGTGCCGCGGTACGGCTCCAACTTGCTCGAAGCGTAGTCTAAACCTCGAATATTCGGAGTAACCATGCTCGCGCGCTACACCTTCCGCCGCACCTTCCGCGCCCGCCGTTGCACTACCGCGCTCCCGGTCGAGTGCGTGGGCACCGTGTACGCGGATCGCGAATGGTCCACGTATCAGGGCGACAAGTTCTGCCCTGTCTTCCCTGACATCCGCTGCTTTCCTCCCTCGAATCTGGAGTAACCGTGCTCGCCTGTTTCCTCCTGGTCTCCCTGCCGTTGCTGCTCGCGATCGTCGCGCCGGCGCTCGCGCCGTTCCTCTGTTCCCTGGCGATCGACTCCGCGCCGGCGCTCCTCGAGCCCGACCCGTGGAACCCCACCGACCGGATCGGGACCGTGATCTATCCGCCGGCGCGCTCGCGTCCCGTCCGCGCGCTCGCGCCCCTTCCGACGTTCCCCCGTCCGCTTTCGCGGGACGTCGTCGCGAGCGTCCGCGCGCTCCGTTCCCCCGTCCGCACTGTGCGGGTGGCCGCCTGACACGCACTCGCAAAGGAGTCTCTACCATGCCCACGCACTACACCGACCCCGACCGCGCCAACGATACGTGGTCCCTGCCCAACCTCGAGACCTTCCACGTGTCCGCCGCGGAGTTTACCGCGTCCTTCGAAGCGGACGATGGTACCTGGATGGCCACGCGCGCCGAGGAAGCCCTTGCCGAGCTGCCCGACGAGGATCCGAGCGAAGAGGACATCCACGCCGCACTCGCCAGCCTGGCCGGGTGGTACTACTGGATCTGCCTGCCGGGTTGCCTGCCGGACAGTGACGCGTCGGGCCCGTTCGCGACCGAAGAGGACGCTCTTGCGGACGCCCGCGACACGTACGGCGACGAGTAGCGAAGCCTCTTGAAACAACCGTCCGGCTACTTGCGCGTAGTCGAGTAGCCGGATAACCTGTACTCTCAAGTCGCCCGAAACCGAAAGGAGCAAGAGACGCCCATGTCCACGTTCACCCTCGACCCTTCCGCGCCCGTGCTCGATTGCAACGCGTTCCTCGAGCCGGACAAGCTCGACACCTGGCGCGGCTACGTGTGGCGCTTCGGCTTCGGCGCGGTCGGGACGACCACCGTGTACGTTCTGACCGACCGCGAGACCCTGGACGACGCGCTGGAGACCGCGGCGGAGTGGCTCAAGGCCAACGCGCCGGGCGTGTTCACGGAGCCCGATTACGAGGATGCCGCGCGCGAACTCGGCTACGCCCGACCGAACAGGAGGCCATCCGCGAGTGCGCCGAGACCGACCACACGTACACGGAAAGCGGCTACCTGCTCTCGTGGGAGTGGACCGTGGACGAGCTTCCGGCCGGTCCCGAGCGCGACGCCGTGTTGCGGGAGTGGCTCCGCACGAACGACGCCGACGAATGCGACGCGCCCGCGCGGTGGGAAGATGACGCGGGTACGGACTGCGCCGGTGACTTGACGGCGTAGGGCTTCCGCCTGTGCCCGGCGCGTCCGGACGCGGGAGAAAGCCCTACGGGCCGAAACGGATACTCTGCAACCCTGACACCCTTTCCCTTGGAGAGACGAACATGTCCGCTTTCAATCTCTATGCCTGCTTCATTGGCGACGGCTACGCCGAGGTCGAGTCTCCCCGAGCCGCGGACGATGACACCCCGGAGTCCGAAAGCTACTGGTACACCCCGCGCAACGCCGAGGTGGACTGCCCGACGTGCAACGCCGGCGCGGAACCTCCCGGCAACGTTCGTTGCGACGCGTGCGACGGCACCGGATCCGACGGGTTGCCGGACGACGCGCCGGGCACGGGCGAGTGTCCCGAGTGCGACGGCAAGGGCCACGTTCACCGCACGTGCCCGACGTGCGACGGCTCCGGCCACGTCCACGGCGAGCCGTTCACCGTCACGCGCTACACGTTCCCGACGCTCGAGGCGGCCGAGTTGGCGTACGCCGCGTGCGAGGACGCCGGGGACGGGTACGAACGCGCGTCCGTCCTGGCGAAGCTCGTGGCGTCGGGCGCGTGCGTCGCGACCGACGTCATCGATTGGACGCCCGACTACCTGTAGAAATCGACGCCGCCCGCGCCGGGTACCGACGCCCGGCCCGGGAGAATCGACCCGACTCTGCAACCTCACCTTCTGATTGGAGATACGCCCATGACCCGCGACGTTCTGGCCTACGTGACCTGCGCTTTGTGGTCTACCAACGACGAGTCCGACGAGAGCGGCGGCGATCCGCTGGACGCGAACTACGGTCCCGATGACCTTGCCCCGTCCGCGCTCGCCCGTCTGACCGCGGACGTGCGGGAGTTCCTCGCGGCGTGTGACGCGGCCGGGTACGACTACGCCGCGCGGTCGGAGGCGTGCGAGGAATGCCGGACGGAAGACGGCAACACCGATGCGCAGGCGCTTCACGACTTGTGGTTGACGCGCAACGGCCACGGCGCGGGGTTCTGGGATGGCGACTGGGCCGAGCCGTTCGCCACCTGGGCCGACCAGTGGGCCGAGCGTGCGGGGTCGCGCGACCTGTACGTCGGGGACGACGGCTTGATCTACGTCGCCGGATTCGAGACGTTCACCGGGGAGGACAAGTAACCGTGCCGCGCGAACGCAAGTACGATTACCTGCTACCGGATCATCCAACGCCGCGAGCTTCGGAGCACCCCGTGACCGGCTTCCCCCTCACGCCCCCTCCGCCGGCGTTCACCCTCGCCGGCCCCGCCGCCGAGGTGCTGCCCGACGCGGCCGAGCGCATCCGCGCCGAGCTCCGGCACACGCTGGACGTGGACACCGACGCCCTGGGCATGGACGACCGCGGGCGCTTGACTGCTGGTCGCAGTCGGCCCTTGCGGTATCCCCTCGAGGAGCACGGCCTCCGCACCCTGCTGATGCACTACACCGACGCGTTTCCCCGCGCGACGCCGTTCTTTCTCACGCTCCGCCCGGACGTGGCGGCGGGCGTGTTCTTCGCGGTCCTCGCGGACCGACGCGCCGAGCTCCCGGGCGGGGTCCGCCTCCGGTTGCGCGGCCCCGAGCCCGCGGTGTTCGCGGCCGTGCCGCTGACGTACGCGCCCTACGACGTGGACGCGGTAATCGAGGATCTCCAGGCCGCGACGCCGCCGGACGCCTCGGCCATCGTCACGTACAACGCGGCAGAGTCGCGCCTCACGGTGATGCTGGAGTGGCGGGGCCGCCGCGCGACCGACGCCCTTGTGTGGTGCCGCGTGACCGCGTCCGACGCCTACGGGGGTGCGGCGGCGGTCTCCCGCATCGACGCCAGCGGGACGGACCTCGGCCCGCCCGTCCCCACCCTCCGCCCCCGCAAGCGCGGCGACGTGGCCGGGCGAGGGGGTCTCCTCGACTACTTCCGCGCGCAGATTTCCGCCCTCAAGTAGTGGACACAAAGCGAGTAGCTGGATAAGAAGTAGACAAGCAAGTCGAAGTAGCCTCCCTGAAGTGAACGTCCGTCGAAACGCCGAACAAACCCGAATCTGAAAGGAGCAACGTCCATGAATCCCTCCCCCACCGATACCGCCGCCATCGTCGCCGCGTTTCATGTGTCCGCCCAACTTGCCGCGGACATCTCCCGCGCCGTGGGTCTCCCGGGGGCGCACTCGGATCCCGCCAACCTCTCGCGCCTCCTCGCCCACGACTTCCGCCGGAAGCTCGAGGAGGCGGAGCGCGCCCTCGCCGACGTCCTCCCGCCCGTCAAGGCGAGCGACGCGCGGGACCTCGCCAACAACGATCGCACGCTCGCCGCCGAGGTCGAGGCGTGGCGGGATCGCATGTTCGAGTCCGCCGACGTGAGCGACATGCACCGGGACACGCTCACCCGCGAGACGCCGGATGACGAGGAGTGGGAGATCGTCCGCGGGAGCTCGCGGTTCGAGGTGCGCGAGGTGCCGCGGTACAGCACGCGCAAGGTGGGCGACGACTGGAAGGTCCACGACTTCGAGGACAACAGCGACGCCAGCCCGTCGGACAGCGACTACCTGGACGGCACGGCGGAACGGGTCGAGGCGTACACCGCCATGCTCAACGAGCGCGACGGTTCGGTGTTCGTCGTGGTCGATACCTCCGAGTACGCGAAGGACGGGCCGGGCGGGTACGCCGACGCCCGCGACGGCGACGAGCTCTCCGAGGTGGGCCGCGAGGACTACGATCCGACCGACGAGGACGACGCCAAGTCCGCGTGCGAGGCGGTGAACCTCGAGGACTACCGGACGAACGCGGCGGGCTGGCCGTGGGCGAACAACACCGGCTGGAAGATCGACGAGCGCGACGTGGACGACTTCGACACGGCGGGGTTCGTGGTCGCCCGCTTCGACGGCGGGGACCTGTGGGCAGGGCTCGACTCGGGAGGCTACGACTTCACGGACGCTCATTGGGCACCGCTGTACCTCCGCCGCGCCGCCGCGAACGGGTGGTACGTGCGGACGGACGCGGGCCTCCGCCGGGTGGTGGCGTGATGGGCGCCGCAGAGGCACGGGTGCTCGGCCGCTCGCTCGCACGACAGGACGCCGCGCTGGACGCCGAGGATCCGCTGACGGTTCCGCGGTTGTCGCTCTCCCCCGAGGCGGCGATCGATGGGTGGGTCGCGGCGGCCCGGGACGCCGGAGACGACGACCTGATCCGCACGGTGGAGGCTCACCGCGCCGAGGTCGAGGCGGGATGGGCCGACGGATACCGGGGGGAGCAGGGCCCGCCGAGGAGGGCCGACGCCGCCCGCATCATCGCCCGCGCGCTCAACGCGGAGCGCACCCGCGGACTCGCAGGAGGAACGCTCGTCTTCGATCGTCGGGACGGTTCGGGCGGGGCCTACTACGCCGCCTCCGCACGGCCGACCCTCGGGCCGCACGACATCCGGCTTCCGATCCTCGACCGGCGCGTCACCGTCCGCGAAATCACAGCGCGCCTCGGGGGGTCGGACGAAGAGTAGCCCGCGCCCCGCACGACGTCCCCGCCCGTAGCCGCCCCGCGGCACGGGCTCGAGGTGTCAGGAGGTCATCATGTCCGAGTTCAACCCCTACGCCCACACGCCCGCGCCCTGGTGCTACGCCTTCGGCGCCGCCTACAAGGGAACCGAAGACGAGGTGGTCGCCGCCGAGTACGCGACCGACGGCGCGCGCCCGCTGCGCCTGCTGCTCGCCGACCGGAGTGACGCCCGCACCCGACCCGTTGAGCGGGACGCCAACCTCCGCCGCGCAGTCGCGTGCGTGAACGCGTGCGAGGGCATCGACGACCCGACCGCGACGCTGGCCGAGGTGCGGGCTGAGCTCGCCGGCGTGGCGAACATGCTCGACGCGTGCGCCGCACAGCCCGGGTACGACGGCTTCGATCGGATCGCCGCGAACCTCCGCGGGATTCTCGCCCGCCTGGGCGGGATGCGGTGAGGCGCCGTCTCCTCGTGCTCGTCCGGCACCTGTTGCCGTGGCGCACGTCCGCCCGGCAGGCGGGGATGTGGTGGGCGCGGCAGCATCGGTCCGTGCTTCGATGGGACGACCGCGGCCGGAAGGATGACGACCTCGCGATCACGGCCTACAAGTTCCATCTCGTCGCGCAGATGTTCGACCGGCAGGCCCGACGCCTCGCGTGGGTGGCCCGGCCCATCGAACGGCTGCTGGGGGAACCGTGAGCGCCGACCCTCCGCGCCGCCGCGGTCGGTGGCGCGCGCGAGCTCCCGCCGGGCGCCCCGACGTCGCGTCCGCCCCGGCGGGGGAGATTCTCTGCCCCGACTCGCATTGGCACTACACCCGCCTCGACGCCATGCTCTGCGCCCGTGGGCGGGGGTGGTGGACGCGGGGCGGCCCCGCCGCGTGGACCTTCGAGCCCCTGATTCCGAACCCGACTACTTGACGTATACGAGGCGGGAGACGACGAGTCCGACAAGGAAAGGAACGAGGCGCAACTTCGTGTAGCTGCGTGGCTGGAGGCGGAGGTCGAACGTCGCAAGACAGAAGCCGTGGTGCGAGGCGTTGCCAAACACTACGGCAAGACACCGAAGCAGGTACGCGCCGCGGTTCTTCGGTCGAAGATTACGCGCACCCCGTGAGTCGCCACCGTCCGATCCCGACGGCGCTCCACGCGTTGTGAACCAGCCCCGGCGCCACGCCGGGCGGGCACCGCACGCGCGCGGAGCTCCCGGCCTCCGTCGCCTCGAGCCACGCTCGCGTTCGGGCCATGCGGATCTTCCGGGGCACATTTCCGTTCCATTCGCGGGCCAGCGCCGACTCGACCTCGAACCCGAGCGCGCCGAAGACGCCGACGCACGCCGCCGCCACGCCCTCGAGGTGCAGGAGGTCGGCGGGGTTCGCCGCGCCCGAGGCGCCGGTGTACGTGCGCATGGTCTCCGTGAGGAAGACGCCCCCCTCCGTGGTGTACTGCCCGTGCGTCCGGGACTGCACCCACGTCACGACGGCGCACGCCGCCCGCCACCACGCCGCCGCGCCCTCGCGATTCCCGACGTCGTGTGGCACGTACGCCGCCTCGACGAATCGCCCGTGAACGAACACGGCGACGCCGGAGCCGTCGCGCCCGGGGTCGAGGGTGACGAGGAGGGGCGGGGTGTTCTTCATGGACGCCACGTAGCCGAAGGGCTATCAGTACGCCAGTGACTACAGGAAAGGAGAGCCCATGCGCTATCGAGACATGACGAGCGAAGAACTCCGCGAACGTCTCGCCGAGTTGAGCATCAACGACCCGGCAGGCGAGGTCTCCGAGGAGGCCCGACGCATCGCGAGGGTGCTCCTGCTGCGCCAGATGGGCCGCCCCGTGGCGGGCCAGGCGCTCGACGCGCCGCCCTCCGTCGGGGATCTGGAGGCGCTGGAGCATCCGCTGGTCGAGGGATAGATGTCCTGGTACCACCTCCACCCCGGCCGGCGTGTCCACGTCCTGACGTTCACGCCCCCGGAGGAGTACGTCGTGCGGGCCAACGCCCTGTGGCACGAGCTCCGGCCGCCGTATCCGATGCCCGGAGCGAGCGTCGAACGCCGCCTCCGCCATGCCCGCTTCCCGCGTAATCTCGTGACGGAGGCGGCGCTGCTGGCCGCCGGGCTCGACGCCGCCCGGCGCGGTGCGGGTCGCGACCCGAGGAACATCGACGCCGAGGGTCGGCGCATCCGCATGGAGTGGACCCCGCCCATCCTCCGCCAGCGGGAGGAGGTGGCCTACTTCCTGACCCCGTGGTCCTACGGCGTCGCGTGGATCTGCAAGGTCCACTACTACGGAAGCCTCGTGAACATGGCAGGTTTCGGCTTGTTCTTCTGCGAACCCACGGTCCGATGGATCCTGTCTCGCGTCGAAGGAGGCATTGCCGACATCGCCTCGCTGGTGTACAGGTACGGCGTGGAGGTCAGTCCATGCGCAGCCACCAGCCCCACGGACCTGTCGGTCCGTCGTCGTCTCCGGGCTCTGAAACCAAGGTAGAAACGGAAGTTCGCCGCACCGTTCTGCGAGACGGCTCGACGAGCGGGTGGGATCTCGGCGACATCGAGTGGGCGGACACGACGGGAGGTCGGCGCTTCTCGCGGTCCCTCTACGACTACGTCAAGTCGTAGCGCGCGGCCATGCAGGAACCCGCCAACCCGGCGCCGCCGGATAGCCGCCCCGTCGGCCGCGTCCCCGTCACCTTCATCGCCCACGTCCAGAGCACGGACCTCACCCCGTCCGAGATGGACCTCGGCGACCTCGCCGCGTTCCTCGAGGTGCCAGCGTCCGGCGACGACAAGGCCGCCATCGACCGGGACAAGGCCAGCGTCCCGCTCTGGACGCCCGCCGTGTTCGGCCCGGCGAAGGCCGACGTCGTGCGGAAGGGGGCCGTCGTGTGCCCCTCCGGTTCGGTCGGGCGCTTCGACGAGTGCGTCGTCTCCGTTCACGCGCTCGTGCTCGACTACGACGGGAAGCACGGGGAACCTCTCACCGGAACGAGCGACGTGCTGTCGCGATGGTCCGGGTCGGAACTGCACCTCCACTCCTCCATCCAGTACACGGCGGAGAAGCCACGCTTCCGCGTGGTGCTGCCGCTCGCACGCCCCGTCACCGCCGACGAGCACCGCGCGCTCTACGAATGGGCGAAGGCTCACGACGACCGCATCGACCCGAGCACGTCCAATCCGTCGCGGTTCTGGTACTGGCCGTCGGTGCGGACGACCCCGGGCCTTGACGTCCCCCGGGTCTACGAGTACGTTCCGGGCAAGCCGCTCGACCCCGGGGATGTCCTCGCGCTGACCCGTGTGGTTCCTCCGAGGTCGAGCGGCGGCCCTCTTCGAGATCAAACCCGCCCCGCGCCAGCCCTTCAAACACCTCCAGCGAATCGATCGATAACGCGGGAGAATGTCTACCCGGAGGGGACGCGGGGCGGGGGCGACTCCCCCTTCGCGCGCATCGCCGACGCCGACGCGCCGCGTGAGGACTTCGGGCTCATCCTCGACCGTTGCGCCTTCGTGCGCCACGCCGTCGCGGACGCGGCCGACCTGCCCAATCCGGAGTGGCGGGCGCTGCTGTCCATCGTCGCCCGGTGCGAGCACGGCGAGGCCCTGGCGCACGTCGTCTCCGAGCCGTACCCCGGCTACTCCCCCGAGGAGACGGACCACGAGTACGCCCGGGTGCAGAGCGGGCCGTTCACGTGCGCCACCATCGAGCGCGACGCCGGATCGACGTGGTGCCGGGCGTGCCCGCACCGTGGCCACATCACCTCCCCGGCCCAGCTCGGCAGCGACCCGAAGCCCGTCGAGGCCCCGGCCCCGCCCGTCCAGCGCCTCGCCCGCGTCGTGAGCCTCCCGCCTGCGGAGCAGGCCCAGGCCGTCGCCGACGAGCTCGAGCAGGCCGAGGCCCGGTGCGCGGCCGCGCGCGCCGCCGAGGGCGCCGCCGTCGGACGTCGGGACGAGGCCCGCCGCCGCTACGCCGCCGTCACGCGCGGCGCGTCGGGGTCCTCGGAGAACGACCGGCAGGCCGCGCTCGACGAGAAGATGGCCGCCGAGGCGGCGTGCCGAGAGGCGTCCGCCGCACGGGTGCGGGCCGAGCGCGCGGCCGAGCGCGTGCGCCATGCGACGGCGACCGTCGGCCTCCCGCCCGGCGCGGACGCGGAGGTGTGGCCCCGGCTCGCGCTCATCTCCCCGGGCGGCGTGGTCAAGCCGGCCGACACCATCTCCAACGTCACGCGGATCTTCCGCGAGGACGCCCGGTGGGCGACGCGGCTCTCGTTCAACGAGTTCTCCGGCGACGTCTGCCTCGACGGCGCGACGCTGAAGGACACGGCGTGCACGGAGCTCGCCGCCCGGCTCGGGTGGGACTGGCTGCTCGACACCACGAGCGCGCGGGTGGCGGAGTGCATCCGGCTCGTGGCCCGGGACCGCAGCTTCCACCCCGTGCGGGCGTGGCTCGGGAGCCTGCGGTGGGACGGCGAGAGCCGCATCGACACGATGTTCCTCGACGCCTTCGGGGTGGAGGACGACGCGCGGTACGGGGAGGTCCTGCGTCTCATCTCGCGGCGGTTCCTCTTGTCGATGGTCGCGCGCGTCATGGAGCCCGGGTGTCAGGTGGACACCATGCCCGTGCTGCTCGGCGACGAAGGCGTCGGCAAGTCCCGCGGCTTCGAGTTCCTCGCCAGCAAGGCGTGGTTCTCCCGGTCGGACCTGAGGCTGGAGGACAAGGACAGCTTCATGCAGATCCAGGGGAACTGGCTCTACGAGATCGGCGAGATGCACGCGCTCCGTCGCTCCGACATGACGCAGTTCCGAAGCTGGATGTCGTCGGATACGGACAACTACCGGGCGCCGTACGAGCGCGCGCCGGACCGGCATCCCCGCCAGACCGTCCTCGCCGGCACGACGAACGACCCGGAGTTCCTCCCCGCCTTCGACGTGCACCGCCGGACGTGGCCGATGACCGTCGTCCGCCCGGTGGATCTCGACCGCATCGAGGAGACGCGCGAGGCGTGGTTCGCCGAGGCGTACGCGCTCTACATGTCCGAGGTCGGCAAGGGGCGGCACCGCTCCCGGGCGACGCGCTGGTGGTTCGAGACGACCGACCCCGAGACGCCGACGCTCCGGGAGATGACGCGCCACTACACCGCGACGGACGCGTGGGACGAGACGATCCGGAAGTGGGCCCTCACGTACGCCCGGGGGAAGGACCCCGCGCCGGTGAGCGTGGACGACGTGTGCCGCGTGGCGCTCCAGAAGCAACCCGCCGATATCTCGAAGTCCGACGTTACCCGGGTTGGCCGCATCCTTTCCGACATGGGCGTCAGCTCGGAGCGCCGGGCGGTCGGAAATATGGATTCCTCTCTTGCGTACCGCCGCGTGATGTACTACATGTTCGACGAGAACACGAAAGCGAAGTTGGGCGTCCCGGCGCTGGTCGGGGCGGACGACGCACGAAAGGTATCGCCGTTCAAGAGGTAGAACCGTGGAAACCGAGTACGACCTGCACATCCTGGCGCACGCCATCAACAAGCCGAACGTGGTGATCCGGACCAGGTTCATCCCCCGGGTCGGAGACCGCCTGCTTCTCCAGGTGTGGGGGGACATCGGCGTTCCTCGTGTCACGGACGTGTCGTACGAGGAGGAAGTCAAGGGCGTCTTCACCATCTACGTGAAGGTGGCGTAGGTGAACACGTTCACCCACGTCTCCGCCTCCCAGCTCGACGCCTTCGCCGACGCGTCCGCCGCGCCGTTCGTCGGCGGCGAGGGGTGCAACCGGGCGTGGTGGTTCGAGAAGATCCTCGGGATCCCGAAGCCCCCGAAGGTGTCGGCCGACCGCGGCGTGCTCGTGCACAACCGCATCGAGCAGTACCTCCGCACCGGCGACACGAACCACCTCCAGGACGGTCTCGTCCAGATGGTGTGGAACAAGATGCTCCCCGACCCCGCCCTCGTGGGACAGGGGAAGATCAAGGTCGAGCACCCCGTGAGCGCGAAGGTCATCGACGGCGTGGTGCTGAAGGGCTTCGTCGATATCTGGATGCCGTGGCGCATCGACGACCACAAGACGTCGAACGATCCACGCTGGTTCAAGACTGCGGAGGAGATCCGGTCGAACCTCCAGATGAACATCTACGGCTACATCAACGGCATCACCTTCGGCACCGGGAAGCACGGTGTGGTGAAGCTGGCCCACAACCAGCTTCACGTCCCGCGCAACACCGTGACCGTCGTGTCCGCGAAGCGCGTCGAGGTCGAGGTGCCCATCGACGCGACGCGGAAGGTGTGGACCGACCGCGTCGTGCCGCTCACCCGCCGGATGCAGGAGGTCGCCCAGATCGACGATCCGTCCCGTGTGACACCCAACTGGTCGGCGTGCTCCCGCTACGGGGGGTGTCCGTACCAGGACCGCTGCGCCGCGCTCAAGCTCGCCGGTGCCCCCGGCATCGCCCGCTCCCCGTTCGCGGGGATGAACGCCACGCTCTCTCACCCCGTCCCTTCCGACCCCGAACCCATCGACCCCCAGGAGAACACCGCCATGCCCCCGTCCCCCACCGCGCCCCGTCTCCCGCCCGCCCTCGCCGCCAAGGTCGGGCAGGTCATCGGCGCCTCCACCCCCATCGCCCCGGCCTCGGCCACGCCCGCGCTCACGAGGGCTCCGAACACCACGCCCGCCGCGGCCTCCGTCGCCACGCAGGCCAGGACGACCGCCGCCCCGTCGCCGGCCACGCCGCGCCTCCCGCCCGGCGTCCGCCTCCCGAGCAACGTCCCGGTCACGAAGGTCGCCGACGTCCCCGTCTCGAGCCCGCCGACCCCCGCCGCCCGCGCCACCGGCGTCGTGCCGCCCGACGCGCCGAACCCGCGCGCGGCCGCGCCCGCCCCGCAGGCCCCCGTCCGGGAGTGGGTGTTCGACACGGAGTCCGAGACGTTCGTGGTCTTCACCCCCGGCTCCGGCGTGCGCGACCCGGACGTCTACGTCGGGAAGGACGCCGACAAGGCACAGGCCGAGAAGGACCTGGAGGCGATGAAGAAGGGCCACACCATGACGTCCCGCTTCATCGGCAACATCGTCCAGAAGCTCGCGTCCCGCGGGGATCAGATGGCCCAGGCCATCGTCGAGCCCGCCCCCGTCACCGACCAGCAGAAGGAGCAGGCCCTCCTCGCGCTCGGGTGGCCGGAGGACGTGCTGTCCCTGATGCCCGCCGACGTCTTCGAGGAGGCGTACGAGGCCCGGCTCCCGTTCGCCGACGTCGAGATCGTGTACGGGCAGGACGCGGACGGGCAGTACGTCGAGTCCTTCGCGCGCAAGCCGCCGCCCGCGCCGGCCGCCCCCGCCCGCCGTCGCCGCGAGGCCGCGGCCGAGCCCGTGAAGGACGTCGAGGTGGCGCACATCGTCTCGACGCACCAGCAGGTCGTCACGAAGATGGAGCCCCGGAAGGGCGTCCCCTTCGGCGCCCCCGCCCCCGGCGACGCCCGCCGCCCCCGCAACGCCGCGGAGCGCCTCGCGACGTACGGGTACAGCGACGCGGTCATCGGGAAGATGTCCACCGACACGATGCAGTACATCCTCAAGAACGAGGTGCCGCCGACCGTCGTGAGCATCCTCCCCGACGGGTCGGGCGTGCGGTTCGACATCGAGCCGGAGGCGTCGTCCACGGAGACGGCCGGCAGCGCGTCGTCCACGGAGACGGCCGCGGCCGAGCAGCACCTCGACGCGGGGGCGCCGGACGAGGCGGCCGCAGCGGAGATCGACGAGCAGGCCGACGCGGTCATGGGCGCCGACTACGAAGACCCGACCATCGCGCAGCCGTTGAAGCCCGCGCCGGACAGTCTCTTCGAGGCGGCGGCCGAGACGTCCGCGCCCGACCCCGTGTTCACCGCCGACCCGACGGTGGGCCTGCCCACGTCCACGAAGGCGTCGCGCGAGGAGGCGAAGACGAAGGCAAGCGAGACGCCGAAGCTGCTCCAGCCGTACCCGAAGGAGACGATCGATCTCGGCCTCGGGGAGAAGGCCAGCCTCGCCCTCTACATCGACTGCGTGCCGACGAAGGGCGAGGCGTACACCGACTTCGCGGAGTTCATCGCCCCGCACGTCGATGCCGTCGCGCAGGCCCACGGTGCGGAGAACTTCTACGACCTCGACAAGCTGTTCGGCCGCGGGCCGGGCATGGTCGCGGCGCGGCTGCTTCTCCCCGCCAACCGCCCCACCGGCGCCCTCGTCATCGACTCCCGTCACCCCTTCGCCGCCGCGTGCGTGGCCGACCTCCAGCGTTTCGCGACGCGGGTGGTCCGGGCGATGCGGTGATCCGCCGCGACGACCCTCCGGGGTGGGCGGTCTTCGTCCTCTGCCTCCTCGGCGTCTACGTCGGGTGGGTCGTCGCCTCGATCACGACGAACCACGTCGTCGCCCACCCCTCCGAACAGATCGCCCACCGATAGGTCCGCCGTGTCCCCCGTCCTCCGCGTCCCGCCCCCCGCCGCCCCCCGCGTCGTCCGCATCCCGGCCGGCGCGGTGGGGCCCCGCCTCGTGCGCCCCGCGCTGATCGAGGAGAACCGGCGGGACGTGCCGGTGGCGGTCATCGCGAAGCCGACGGAGGGGCAGCGCATCGCCGCGCTCCCCGTCGCCGACTACTTCGACCGGGAGGTCGTGGCGTACGCGATGGCGTGGGCGCGGGAGCGGTGGGGCCGTCCCGGCGCGGCGATGGACTTCCGCGAGGTGCAGGCCGTCGCGCTCCTCGTGGCCGCCATCGAGGGCGGGGCCTTCGGGAACATCAGCGTCGGCGGCGGGAAGACCCTGTTCTCCCTGCTCGTCGGCGACGCGCTGGGCGCGGCGAACCCCCTGCTCCTGCACCCCGCGTCGATGCGCCGCGCGCTGCACATGGCCCGGTACGAGTACGGCGCGAGCTTCAAGCTGCCCCGCAACCTGCGGACCGCGGCCTATGAAGAGCTCTCGACCGCCAGGAACACGGACCTCCTCGACCGTCTGCAACCGGACTGCCTCGTCATGGATGAGGCGCACAAGCTGGCGAACCCCGAGGCCGCCCGGACGAAGCGGGTCATCCGCTACCTCGAGGCGCACCCCGGCGTCCGCGTCGTCGTGATGAGCGGCACGCTCACCGACACCGACCCGGAGGACTACGCCCACCTGTTGCGCTGGTCGCTCAAGGACCGCGCCCCCATCCCCCGGGACAAGCACACCCTCCTCTCGTTCTCCAACATCCTCGCCGTGCACCCCGTGAAGGCGTCGAGCGAGGACGGAGAGACCGTCTACGCGGCGGTCCGGGAGCCCATCAACGCGGACTGGCAGGCGTTCTCGCCCATCTGGCCGGGGTGGGAGGGCTGCGACAAGGCCGAGCGCCAGCAGGAGGCGCGGCGGGTGTGGGGCAAGAGGCTCAACACCTCCCCCGGCGTCATCTACACCCCCGACCAGGGCGTCCGCGCGAGCCTCGTGTTCCGCCGCCGGCCGGTCGAGACGCCCCGCACCGTGCTCGACGCGCTCAAGGACCTCGACGCCACGTGGTGCCGGCCCGACGGCGACGAACTGCGGGACGCGAAGGACAAGGCGCGCGTCGCCCAAGAGCTCGCGCAGGGCTTCTTCTACCGCTGGGTGTGGCCGAAGGACGAGAACGGCGAGTCGATCATCGACCACGAATGGCTCGAGGCCCGCTCGCGCTGGCACCGTGCCGTGCGCGTCATCTGCAAGCGTGGCCTCGTCCACCTCGACTCGGCGTTCCTCGTCGCGGGGGCGCTGCACTCCGGCGCGCTGGCCCGTCTCCTCCCCTTCCCCGAGGAGGTGATGGAGGCGCAGGAGGCCCGCGAAGCCTGGGAGCCGCAGAGCCTCAAGCGGTGGGGCGGGAAGGACACCCCGCCGACGGAGACGGTGTGGCTCGACACCTTCCTCGTGGACGACGCGGTCGCGTGGCTCCACGACCACCCGAAGGGCATCGCCTGGTACCGGCACCGTGCCATCGCCGAGGCGCTCGCCGAGCGTCGGGTGCCGGTGTTCGGCGGCGGGACCAACCCCCAGGAGGTGCGGGGGGCCTACGGCTTCGCCGCCTCCATCGACGCCCACGGCACGGGGAAGAACCTCCAGTACGGCCACCACGAGAACCTGTGCATGTCCTTCCCGAAGGCAGGGAAGACGTGCGAGCAGCTCATCGGCCGCACCCACCGGCAGGGGCAGACCGCGGACTGCGTCCTCTTCGACTACTACGCCCACGTGGGCCCGGCGAAGAACGCCATCGAGGAGGCCCGGTCCCGGGCGAACTACATCCAGAGCACCATGAACACGCCACAACGTCTCTGCTACGGGACGTGGGAGGATTGAGTTGGACAACTACGGAGCGCACTATCTGTTCGCGATGAATCACGGAAACCGAATCGCGAGCATCCTGTTCGACATCGTGACGCGCCTTCGGGAGATGGCCCGGCTCAACGGCAAGGCGATCCCCGAAGACGAGATGGACACGACGGATCTGGACGAAGACTACTACGAGGAGTTGTGCAATCGCGCAGGACTCCCGCACGCGGAGCCGTAGATGCCCCGCGGTCGGCCCCGAGGCTTCACGAAGTACGAGATCCAGGATCTCCCCGGCGTCGGCCCCGTCGCGCTCTGGTGGATTCCGTCCGACTCCATCAACGGGCGGGACCACACCTTCGTCCCGATCCTCACCGACGTCGCCGACATCCCGCTCGTGTCGCCCCACCAGTGGCGCTACGAGTACGGCGCGAAGGAGGAGCGGTTCGGTGCGGACGGACTCCCCGAGGTCGCGCACCGCCAGCGCGCGCGGGTGTGCACGCGGATGAAGGAGGGCGGCGTGTGCCGCCGCATCGACCTGCGCCGGCACCTCCTCGGCGTGCGGCCCGATCAGTTCGTCGGCTTCCGAACGCCGTTCGACGCGGATTTCCGTCGCATGAACCTCGCCGTGTTCGATACGAAGGAGGAACTCAACGCCTCCAACCTCGCGGTGTGGGGCCCCGGGGCGCCGAACCGAAACCGATCGCTGCACCTCCCGAAGAAGAATCCTTGACGGCTTGTGCGTCTCGGAGTACAACAGAGAGGCGTTCCACGAGGAACGCGAGAACGCAGAACGAAAGAAACCCAAGAACCGAAAGACATCGGAGAACTCAAATGGCTGGATCCCCCTTCGACAACGTCGGCAACGCTTCCCTCCCCGGCGGCGGCGGTCGCTATCTCGCCTACGGGCTCGACGCGAACAACAAGCCCGTCCCGGCGCGGCACGTCGTGATGATCGGGAACCTCACCTTCCGGCCCCCGGGCTTCAAGTCGAAGAACGGCACGGTCATCGAGAGCTTCCAGATCCTCAAGACCGACTCGACCAACCACAAGGTCGGGGCGGAGTACGACCGGGTCTACAACCTCGACAACCAGCTCGCCCTCGGCAACACGGCGCAGGACCTCGCAGCCTTCCGCAGCGTCTACCTCCAGCGCCCGGTCAACCCGGCGGAGCTCACGCCGGAGATGACGGAGGCGGCGTACGGCCTGCGCGCGATCGACGCGAAGTCCGACCCGGAGCTGGCCGCGCTCGGCATCGACACGTACCGTGGCATGATCGTGACGGCGGTGTGCTGGAACAAGCCGACGCAGAAGGGCGCGGCGTTCACGGCGTGCACCTTCCAGAACCCGACGCCGCAGGACCTCGAGGGCCTCGAGCACCTCTTCGCCGCGCCGGCCGAGGGCGAGGCCGCGGCCGCCGGGTAGCTTCGAGACGGGTCTCCGCCCCGTCGGCCCGGCGGTGCCAGTCGTCGGGCCCGAGCCCGCTCCCGTGTCATGGCACGGGGCGGGCTCGTCGGCGTGGGAGGTCAGACCCATGACGGAAGACAGGTCGAAGGCCGAAGACGAGTACGGAAAGAAGTCGCTCGTTGTGCTGGTTCTGGCGACGGTGCCGGCCCTCGGCGTCGGGATGGTCGTCGCGTCGTATTTCCAAGGGCTGCGGGGGATGGGCATCTTCGTCCTCACGGCCTTCTCGACGTGGTGCCTGGGCGTGCTCTTGGGCAGCGTCAGCATCCGGAAGCCCTGACATGCCCGCCCGCATCGGCTTCGACACCGAAACTTGGTTGATTCAAGCCGGACTTCTTGCGCCGCCGCTGGTGTGCGGAAGCTTCCATTGGGCGGACTGCGAGGAGACACCCGGGGTCACGCCGACGTGGCTCGAACTCCGCGAAGGCGCACTCCTCGCGATCGAGTCGCTTCTCCGGCAAGACACCCACATCCTCGTCCAGAACGGCGCCTTCGACTTCGGCGTGGTGTGCAACGAGCGGCCGGACCTGCTGCCGCTCGTGTTCCGGGCGTACGAGGACGGGCGCATCCGGGACTGCCGGGTGCGGGACAAGCTCATCCTCCTCGCCCGCGGGGAGATGAAGACCGACGAGGACGGCCGGAAGTCCGGCTTCTCGCTGGCCGAGATCGTGCAGCGCCGCTTCGGCATCGACCTGTCCGGCGACAAGACGAACCCCGACGCGTGGCGCCTGCGCTACCGCGAGCTCGACAGGGTGCCGCTGGAGGCGTGGCCGGAGGAGGCCGTGCGCTACGCCAAGGACGACGCGGTGTGGAACGTCCGCATCTTCGACCACCAGGCCGCCGAGTGCGAGCTGGAGAACGTCCTCGACTACCTGCCGAACGAGGTGCAGCAGACCCGGCGGGCGTGGTCGAACCACCTCAAGGGGATGTGGGGCCTGCGCACCGACATCGAGGCGGTGTCGAAGCTCGAGTCCCGCATCCGCGCCGTGCGCGAGGACGCCCACGAGGTGTTGCGGATGCCCGCGCGCGCGGCGTACGAGCGCCTCCGCAACCCCCCGACGGAGCGGTTCAAGCTCCTCGTGGACCACGCCTTCGACAAGCGCGAGGTGTCGTGGGACGCCCCCGACGGTACGCTCCCCAACACGAACGCACCCGTGATGAAGGTGAAGACGGTCAAGCGCAAGGCCACGGGGCTCGTCGAGACGGAGGAGTCCCGGGACACGAAGGTGATCCAGGCCCTCGTCGAGCGCGACGCCGCGCGCCGGGGGGTGCCGGCGCTCCGCACCGCGCCGTCCACGCGGTATCCCGACGGGCAGGTCTCCACGGCGGGCGAGGTGCTGGAAGGCACGACCGACCCGCGGCTCCTGCTGCTCGCCGCCATCGGCAACGACGAGAAGATCGGGTCGGTGTGGCTCGACCACCTCCTCGCCGGGGTGCAGGCCCCCGTCAACCCGACGTGGAACAACCCCGTCGCGACGGGGCGGACGAGCTGCTGGAAGCCGCCGATGCAACAGCCGATGCGGAAGGGTGGTGTGCGGGAATGCTTCGTCCCGCGGCCCGGCTTCCTCTTCCTCGCCACCGACTACAGCTTCATCGAGCTCGTGTCGTGGGCGCAGGTCTGCCTCGACCTGTTCGGCGTCTCCGACCTCGCCGACCTCATCCGCGAAGGGAAGGACCCGCACTCCGTGATGGCGGTCGAGATCCTGCACGCCGCCGGCGAGCACCTCGACATCGACTACGACGGATTCCGGACCGCGCTCAAGGCGGGAGAGGAGTGGGCAGCGGACGCCCGCCAGTTGGCGAAGGCCGCCAACTTCGGGCTCCCGGGCGGGCTCGGCGCGAAGACGTTCATCGACTTCGCGTGGGCGAACTACGGCGTGAGGATCTCGCTGGAGAAGGCCGAGAACGTCAAGCGCATCTGGAAGCGCATGTACCGCGAGGCGGACATGTACTTCGCGCACATCAAGTCCCTCGGCGGGGCGTACGGCGAGTCCTTCCAGATCGTCCAGCTCCGATCCGGCCGGGTGCGCGGGGGTTGCACCTTCACCTCCGCCGCCAACTCCTTCTTCCAGGGCCTCACGGCGGACGGCACGGAGGAGGCGGACTGGCGCATCACGAAGGAGTGCTACCTCGGGTCCTCGGACCTCGCGCTCGCCGCCGAGGTGCGGGCCGGGCGTCGCGCCCCCGAGCCGCTCTACGGGTGCCGGCCGGTCGCGTTCCTGCACGACGAGTTCATCCTCGAGGTCCCCGGCGACGACACGACCGAGGCGAGCATCGACGCCGTCCACGCCGCCAACGTGCGGCTGAAGGAGCACATGATCGAGGGGATGAAGGTCTTCGTCCCCGACGTCCCCGTGGGCGCCGAGGAGTCGCTGATGCGCCGGTGGTACAAGGGCGCGAAGCCGGTGTTCGACGAGAAGGGGAGGCTCCGCGTGTGGGAGCCGAAGGAGAGGTAGATGGCGTATGACTATACGAAACCCGTTTCTCTACGTACGCACATCACGCGCGTTCGGAAGCTGTCCGAGCAGGTCGCCCGGGATGCCGAAGACCTGCACCTTGACACCTTCTCCGACGACCACGAGGCGTGGACGGAGGACATTCGGCGCAAGACGCTACAGGTCCGCCGGATGCTGGACGAGATGGACAAGGCGCTGGCCGCCCCGGTCAAGGGGTAGCAGCTTTATGGACAAGCTCCTCGTCCCCCAGCCCCCGCCCGCCCCGGGCACCGGCGACGTGTGGCTCGACGTGCTGGCCGACACGCGGTGCTCCGACGCGCTGCGTGCGCTCATGGAGGAGCGCCGGGCGTTCGGCATTGCGAAGCACGGGACACCTGTCCAGGTTGACAACGCCCGCAACTTCGAGGCCGACGCCATCCAGGAGATCCTCGACTGCCATCCCTACACGGAAGGCCGTGCCCAGCAACTCGAACGCTCGGGACTGACCGACGGGCCCTACCTCGCCCGCGAATGGCGCCGCGTCCGACGCAACGCCACCGCGCTCGCCGAGGAGATGCGCGAACTGATCGAGATCGGGAAGCGTGCACGATGACCCCTTCCGAAGCCCACACGCTGCTCCCTGACAACGTCCTGCCCCTGCTGCCCCCGAAGGTGATGGACGCGGCGCTGGCGGAGGCCGACGCCGGCCGCGACCCGCGACCCGTCGCGCTCGCGTGGCTGCGTACGCGTTGCGAATCCTTCGCCGGAGGCGACCGCCCGTCGTCGCCCCCCGCGCGTCTCCTGCGCGCCCTGGAGGCGCTGGGTGGGTAGCAGCTTCCGCGTCTTCGCCGACGGGACGGCGCGGAAGATGTCCGTCGGCCGTCCGCGCCGGCCCCGCCCGCCCGTCGGATGGAAGGTGCCGAACTTCCACGTCGTGCCGACGGACGTGGAGACCCTCGCCGCGCGCGTCCGCAGCCCGCGCATCGTCACGAACGAGAAGCGTGAGCGCCGGGCCATGCGCCTTGTGATCCTGCGCTGGACGCCGTGGGTGCCGAAGGACGAGAATCTGGAGTAATCGGACCTTGACTACAAGTAGAGGTTGAGGTACTGTCGGGAGCAGGAGGTACACGATGACCGACCCCGCCCCGATGCCGCCCCTGCTCCTCGTCCCGAAGGAGCGCGAGCCCGGCGAGCTCCCCATCGCCACGTGCGAGCCTGGCTCCGGCACCCCGCCGGTCCGCGCGAACATCCTCTTCAACCTGCGTCTCCGCCAGCAGCGCCACGGGCGCGGGTACCTGCGGGAAGAGGAGGCCGAGGCGCTCCTGCTGGGGCGGCGGTGAATCCGAGCGGTCGCTCACCTTCCGCCTTCTACAACGAGCTGGATCCGTATCCGGCCGCATGGATCCGCAACCTCGTCGCCGCCGGGCACGTCGCCCCGGGAGTCGTCAGTGAACGCAGCATCCGGGACCTCCGGGTCGAAGACATCGTCGATGCCGACGGTCGCCCGGCGACACAGGCCCATTTCTTCGCCGGGATTGCAGGATGGTCGTACGCCCTCCGCCTCGCCGGGTGGCCCGACGACGAGCCCGTGTGGACCGGAAGCTGCCCCTGCCAGCCCTTCTCCGACGCCGGAGAGCAGCGCGGCTTCGACGACGAGCGCCACCTCTGGCCGGATCTCTTCCGCCTCATCGTGGCCCGCCGACCTGAATGGTTTTTTGGCGAGCAGGTTGCGTCGCCTCTTGGATACGCGTGGTTCGACGTTGTTCGTTCTGACCTGGAAGGAGCAGGCTACGCCGTCGGGATGGCGGTTCTGCCTGCTGCGGGGGTCGGCGCCCCGCACCTCCGTCACCGGATCTTCTTCGGAGCCCGGCGACTGGCCGACCCCGCGGTCGGCGGACGGGGAGAAGGGCGCTCTGCGCGCGGAGGCCCGGCAGGGAGCGACGGGTCACGACCTGCCGACCGTGGCGACGTACGCCGGGTGGCCGACGACGACGACGACCGACGCGAAGTCCTCCGGGGCTCTGCACTACTCGACGGCGTCGGGGCGGCACAGCGGCACGACGCTGACCGACGCGGCCCGGCTCGCGGGGTGGAGCACGCCGCGCGCGGCGGAGCGCCAGCAGCACAACTCGCAGGACGCGGGGCTGGCCCTGTCGGCGCAGGCGGGGCTCGCCTCGTGGCCGACCGCGTCGGCGCGGGACTGGAAGGACTCGCCGGGCATGGCCGAGACGGGGACGAACCCGGATGGCTCGACGCGCTCGCGGCTCGACCAGCTTCCCCGCGTGGCGCAACTGGCGACGCCTGGTCCGACGTCGAGTGGATCTCCTGTCGCGACGGAAAGGCCCGGCCAGCTCTCGCCCGTTCTGTCCTGCTGGCTCATGGGCTACCCGCTGGAGTGGCTGTCCTGTGCCCCTCCGGTGCCTTCCCGGCGCGGACGGAGATGCTGAAGGGCTTCGGCAACGCCATCGTGCCGCAGGTCGCCGCCGCGTTCGTGCGGGCCTTCGTGACGACCGGACCGCGACGGACGTGGCCCGGCTGGTTATCCCCCGCCCTCCCCGACAACCTCCACCGGAGCATCCCATGATCCTCGTCCTCGACCTCTTCGCCTGCACCCTCAAGGTGTCCGACTCCCTGCCGACCGACACCGGCCCCGACGGCACGTGCGAGCTCGCGCTGTCCGACTACGACGTGTCGCTCTCCCCGGAGTTCCCATCCGAGTTCGTGTCGTACTCCGACTGCTTCACGATGACGCGGTACGAGTGCCAGGATCCGTTCGTCATCTCCGACTCCCTCGACTACGGCCAGCCCCACAGCCTCCTCATCGGCGTGAAGACGGTGCCGACGAGCCCGCTCGACGTGGTGTGCCTCGTCGGGGACGACGACGTGGCCGAGCACATCAGCGTCTCGTGGTCGAACTCCCCGCCCCCGTCCTCCGCCGAGACGCCCGACACCGGCAGCGTCCTCTCGACGCCGGACACGGGCATCGTCGAGTAGCCCGCCGTCGCGCTCCGTCGTGATACGACGGGACATGGACGAGCAGGCAGCCGGCCAGGCGGTTCTCCACCACGCGATCGACGTCGCGACGTGGGCGGAGGGCACCGCCACCGAGTTCGAGACGATGGCCGCGCGCTGCCGTGCCGGCCAGACCCTCGACCCCGCGACGTCCGCGGTGCTGCTCGAGAAGCTCGCCGAGGGCCTCCGACGCAGCGGCGAGCAGCACCTCCTCGTCGGGGTGCTGACCGCGAAGGCGTGGGCGCCGGGGTCCGAGAAGTCCATGCCCCGCGTCGGCCTGCTGCTCCGGCTCGTGCTGTGGTGGCTCCGGCGCCGGGGGCCTTGACGGTGCCGCTGTAGTAGGTGTATGACTACTACAGGAGAACACGAATGTCCGAAGACCCCGTCGTCCGCCGCAACTGCGGAGATTGTGGCGCCGAACCCGGAAAGCTGCACAAGCCGGGCTGCGACGTCGAGCGGTGCCCGAAGTGCGGTGGGCAGATCATCGCGTGCAACTGCATCTACGAGGTGTGCGGGATGGACCCCGGCACGCTGGAGGACGAGCACCCGGACATCTACGAGAACGGCCCGACCGACGAGATGTACGAGAAGTGGGATGCCGAGTGGGGCGCCCGCAGGCTTCCGTGGACCGGCACGTGGCCGGGCGTCGTCGAGTGTCGGGAGTACGGCTTCTGGTGCCTGTGGGGGCCGGACATGAACCCGCCCCGGCAGGGGTGGGTGTCCGTTCCGGCGGGACCACCGGGGGCGACGGAGGACCTGAATCGTCTCGCAATCCACACCCGATGGGATGCGAAGGCCCGGAGGTATGTGCTCCGGTAGACCTACTTGACGTCCAGCACCCCGAGCCACACCTCGGAGTCGTAGCCGTAGGTGTTGAGGAAGGACTGCCACGCCGTGTTCGCGACGGCCGTGAGGAACGCCGCCTCCGACACCGCGGCCGCGGCCTTGAGCGTCGCGTACGTCGCGGGCGTGATGGTCGGGGAGTGGACCCACGCCGCACCCGTCACGAGGTCGTCGTGGTAGAGGAGCCGGTAGTCCACGATGCCGGTCCCGGCCTGCCGGTGCTGGCCGACGATGCGGTTGGAGACGCCGCTTCCCATCTACTTCCCCCTGCGTGTGTGCGCGCGGAGCACGTCCCGCTGCGTGGCGTAGGCGATGGCGACCGCCTGCGTCGGAGGCTTCCCCGCGGCGATCTCCCGCTCGACGTTGCGCTCCCGCGTCGCGTCGCCGGCCGACTTCTCGAGTGGCACTACGGCACCTGCGCTTCGGCGCCCGACGGGCCGCCCGGCGGCTCGACGAGGGTGGACGTGGTCTTCACCGCGTCGGCCACCTTCCCGACGTCCGCGCCCTTGAGCGTGAGGATGCCGTAGATGAGCACGAGCCCCATCACGAACACGCCGAAGGCGAACCACGACAGGCGCGATGTCTGCCGCTCGATCGCCGCGGCGGTGTGTGCGTGCCCGTCGCGGTTGTCGAGGACGAGCTGCCGCGCCCACCACGGTCCGTCGTCGGCCGGAGGCGGGGCCGCGGTGAGACGGGCGGTCTGCACGGGGGGTTCGGTGTCGGACGCGGTGGGGGGCATCAGGGGCTCCGGAGGTGCGAGGCGACGAGGGCCATGTAGCGTTCCCAGGGCCAGTGTGCTCCCGGGTCGGTGTGGGTGGCGCCCGGGACCTCGTAGTGGCCGACGATGTGGGTGCGGTCGGCGGGGATGTTCCGCCGCCGACAGATGTCGGCGACGAGCGCGGCCGACGCCTCCAGCAGCGCGTCCGGCCACGTCTCATCCGCCGCGTGCCCCTCGTGCTCGATGCCGATGGAGCGGTCGTTCCACGGCGCGGCGTGGAACGCGGCGTCCCGCTCGAGGACCATCTGCGTCACCTCGCCCTTCTGCGAGATGACGAAGTGCGCGCTCACCCGCGCGTCGGGGTTCTGGAACCACGCGATCGTCCCGGCGTAGGTGCCCTCCGCCGTGTGGAGCACGACGCGGTCGATGGTGCCGGTGTGCCGGGGGCGCTGGTTTCCGGGCGCGGCGGCAAGGAACTGTCCCATCAGACCGTCCTCACCATGATGATGCCGGCCGAGCCCGAGGTGCCGGAGGCCCCGCCCGTGCCCGCCCCGCTGCCGCCCGATCCGCCGTTCGCCTGCGTCGTCACCGACACGGACGTCGAGGTCGTGATGATGTCCACGAAGCCGCCCGAGCCCCCGCCTCCGCCGCCGGCCTTCCCGGCGCCCGACTGCACCGCGTCGCCGCCGCGGCCGCCGTTGGCACGGATGGTGCCCGAGCCCGCGAGCCGCCGGGCCCGGATCGCGAGGATGGCCGCGCCGCCCCCGCCGCCGCCCGACGTCGCGGTGCCGCCGCCCGAGATGTCGCACGCGCCCGACCCGCCGCCCGGCCCGAGGCCCGGCGCCTGCAACGACGCGCTCGCAGCCGCCGTGATGTAGCGGCAGTTCAGCAGCGACCACATCAGCGACTTGTGCGAGCCGAGCGTCGCGGACGGCGCCGTCGCCGTCGCGCCGTTGCCGCCGGAGTGGGTGCCGTCGCCGCCGCCGTTCCCGCCCGCGCCGAGGGGGCAGTTCGTCACGCCGCCGGCGTTGCTGCCCGATCCCGTCGTGGACCGCCCGGCCGCGCCCGCACCCGAGCCGTTGTTCCAGAGGGTGCCGGTCGAGGCGCCGCCCAGGCCTGCCCCCGCCGTGGCGCCGGAGGCGGCGTTCCCGTCGGCGTGGGCAACCCCATCGTGCGTCAGGAGCCCGTTGCAGTAGATGACGAAGCCGCCGCCCTTGATGGTCGCCGCGTTGGTGATCGACGACCCGTCCGCGAGGAAGATGTCGCTGGTGAGCGTGTAGACGCCCCCGCTCGGCACCAGCCCGAGCACGGTCGCCGACCCGTCGAACGTCACCGCGCCGTCGGAGCCGTCGCCGAAGAGGGCGGACAGCATCGCCACGCCGACGAGCGAGGTCCCGACGCGCTGGAGGCGCTGTCCGTCGGCGATGGCGCCGAGCGCGAGGCGCTGGCCGCCGGACTCCTCCAGCGCGAGGACGGTGGGGCTCGCGCCGGTGCCGCCGAGGTCCCCGCTCCACACCGTCGCGGTCGTGAGCGCGCTGACGAGGTTCGCCTGGATGACCGTCCACGACGTGCCGACGGACGCCTGCGTCCCGCCCGCGTTCGTGGCGAGGGCGAAGATGAAGTCCCCCACCTCGACGGTCGTGCCCGACGCCCCGCCCACCTTCCCCGCGGCGCTGGCGACGTACGCGTCGCTCTGCGTCGCCGACGGGTAGTTGGGGTTGGACGAGCAGTTCAACGTGCCCTTGAGCTTCCACACCCCCGTCAGCAGCGCATTGACGAACGTGCGGACCGCGTGCTGCGATGGCACGAGGCTGTCGCTGTCGGCGGTGAGCGAGGTGTCGGTGTCGATGAACCCGACGTCGCTCGCGGCCAGCGGGTAGCCGAACCGCACCGGGCGCTGCGTGGTGGACATCAGCGCGCCGCCCGGTAGGTGGACTCCGTCGCGGGCCGCGTCGTGCTCGACGGGCTGGTGGAGCGGACGGGCCGCACGGTGGTCGCCACTACTTCGTCGCTCGGAACCAGACTTCGTAGTCGAAGGTGTCCGCCGCGTCCCCGTTGAGCTTCAGGTACAGCTTGTTCGTGGTGCCGTTGTCGGTGTACATCGGCATCTCGATGTCGGTGACGGAGAAGCGCGTCCCCGGCGCCGTCGCCGCACCGAGGTACTTCACGCTCCAGTCCGAGCTCGACGCCCCCGACGCGTCCGCCAGCGCGGGTGTGTAGTTCGTCGCCGACCCGCCGGTCTTGCGCTTGAAGTCCACCCGCCAGAGCACGACCTTCCGGCGCCGGAGCGCCGCCGGGACGGAAAACCCGGCGAGCGTGGTGCCGAAGGAGAGCACGACCTCTCCGTCCCCGGCGACGGCGGCCGCGCCGACGTCGGCGGAGGTGAAGCCGATGTACTGGTCGGTGACGACGGACACGGACTACCAACCCGTCGCGTGGACGCGGTAGGCGACCTTCACCCGCACGACGTTGTCGGCGCCGGCGTTGCCGGCGATCTCCGCCCCCGAGGTGTTGTGGAGCACGAGCGCCTTGTTCTCGCACCCGGACTTCGCCACGATGCTGTCGATGGAGGGCAGCGCGTTGGTCCGGGTGTCGGCCGACTGGTCGATGAAGCCCGTCATCTCGATCGTCTGGCTGACCGCCGTGCCCGAGCCGTCGGTGTACTTGACGGCGAGGTTGTTCCCCGACTCCGTGAACACGTTCGTGCCGCCGTAGTCGAGGAGCAGCACGGCGCTGACGAACTCGATGAGGAACCCGGCGCCCGGGGCCGCGACGAGCGTGATCGGCGAGGCGCGGAGCGCCTTGACCTGCGCGCTCGTGAGCGACACCGCCGCGTGCTGGATGAGGGTGGTGTCCACCTTGGCGTTCGTGACGGCGGCGTCCTGGATCTCGTTGGTCCCGATCTTCGAGAACGGGTAGTTCCCGTAGAGGTCCCACGCGATCTGGCCGACAGTGGCCGACTTCACCTTGATGCGGCCGAGGATCTGCACCGTCGCGTTCGCTGCGGTCGGGGCGGTCAGCGTCCACCCGCCCGCCGTCGTGTCGAGGTACACCGGGTCGCCGACGTTCCCGGCGTTCGTGTTGAGCGACGCGCTGGAGAGCGCCGTCTTGTAGACGGTGCCGGTCGCCCCGTCGGCGATGGCGGCCGTCGTCACGAACGTCGCGAGCTTCACCCCCGCGTCCGCGTCCGCGAGCGCGATGGAGGGGCACCCGTTCGTCCCGTCCCACCCGACGACGGCGACGAGCTTGTCGGCGGCGATGGAGGAGCCGGTGGCGTTGGAGACCGTGAGCCCGCCGGAGGCGTAGCCGCCGCCCTGGATGTCACCCGCGGGGATCTTGCCCTGGGGCTGGTCCTCGACGAAGAACTCGACGACGCCGACGGTCGAGGAGACGACGGCCACGCGGCCGACGATCTGCACGCGCGCGTTGAGCGCGGTCGGCGCGGTGAGCGTCCAGCCCCCCGCCGTGGTCGAGAGGTACACCGGGTCGCCGACGGTGGCGCCGTTCGTGTTGAGGTTGGCGGCCGAGCGCCACGCCTTGTAGACCCGGCCCTGCTTGCCGGAGACGATGGCGTCCTTCACGACGTACATCGCCGCGGCGCCGCTCACGTCCGCGTCGGCCTTCTGCACCTTGCGGACGGAGGTGTCGGAGCGGCTCGTTGCCTCGGACCACCCCGTCACGTAGACGAGCGTGCCGGCGGAGAGCGTGCCGCCGGAGTCGTTGTAGACCAGCTCCCCCCGCTTCTTCGGGCTGATCTGACCGGGGTAGATGGCGGGGGCGGTGATCGTCGGCAAGGGAGCTCCTCGGCGGGGACCGGCGCGGCGCGCGTCCGGTCGAGTTGCCGAGTACGAGACTACTTCGCGACGCGCCGGAGCGCAAGGTCTACGGGGCGACCGCGCCGGGCGTGACGATGTTGCCTTCCCGCAGGATGCGGGCAAAATCCTCGTGCGAGATGTCCGTGTATCGGTAGTCGTTGAGGACGGAGACCGTGATGTCCACGGACGCGATCGCAACGACGACATCGGCGTCGAAGCACAGGTGCCTGCCGTCCTCGGCAGGATCAGGATCGATCGCCCGGCACATCTTCTCGGCCAACTCCTTGTCGAACACCAGCGCCACGAGGTGAGGATCCTCGCCTTCGCATCCGGTGAATACAGCCCACGCCTCCCGGCCGAGGTCGTGACGTTCTACGATGTAGGGGTCGGACATGCGCGTGTTCTCCTTGTACGCCTACCAGTAGTAGCACGACTACGGCGAGGCCGTCAAGTCCTTCCCCGCCGCGTCCGGCGGCTGCATCCGCTTCTCCACCTCGTCCACGACCTGCGCGTCCTTGAGCGTGTCGGCGGCGACGCCCTGCGACGCGAGCCACCGGCGGGCCTGCGCCATGTCCTCCCGTGTCACGCCCGGGGCGCCGAACCGGCGGAAGCCCGCCACGGCGCGGCGCGCGGCGTCCAGATCCCCCGGCGACGGGGCGGTGCCGGCGACCGCCACGTCCTCGCGCTTCCGCAGCTCCGTGGCGGGGATGGGGAGGGGGGCCGACGCGCCGGCCGGGAGCGCCGCCGTCCAGTCCTCGAGGCGCTGCCCCACCTCCCGGCGGGCCTCGGCGCGGTTCTTGTCGAGCGAGGCGTGGTAGGTGCGGATGCCGGTGATGCCCGTCGTGATGCCGTCGTCCCAGGCGTCGGCCGACTGCTCCATCGACACCGCACCGATGCCGGCGAGGATCATCGACATGTACGCCGCCGCCGTCGGGTCCATCGTGTACCGGCTCTGGTACTTGGTCGTCTCGTCCTGGGAGGGGTCCTCGCCCCGGGCCTGGGTGCGGTTGTCGGTGACGAAGCCCGGCCCGAGCAGCTTGTAGAACGCCGCGCCCGTGGCGTCCGGCAGGTTCACCGGGCGATTCGCGTCGCGGGGAAGCTGGCCGAACAGGGAGAGCACGAGCCGGGATGACGGCGTCTCGAAGGGCGTGGAGCCGACGACCCCCCGCACCGCTTCGCGGGCGCGGGCGGGGCCGCGGGGCTCCGACGTCAGCACGTCCTTCATCGCGAAGGCGAGCGCCATGAGCGACGCCGCGCGTCCGAGCGCCGCGCCGTTGGAATCCTCGACGATGGCGGCGAGCTCGCGGGAGTCGCCGGAGTCCTCGAACGCCCCGACGCCCTTCCGTGTCCACGACACGAGGGCCTGGGACCGGCGGTCCCCGAGCCACACGGCGTAGCGGTTCCTGGCCCACTCCGGCAGGAACCGGCGCGTGGGATCCGGCGCGTAGTACGCGCGCATGTCCGCCATGCCCTCGGCGCTCCCCCTCTCGGGATGGAGAGCCTTCTGGATCTGCTCCGTCGTGAGGCCCTGTGCCCGGAGATCAGCCAGCACCTTCTCGTAGCGGACCGCCGCGTTCGGGAGTTCCCCCTTCTGGAAGGCGTCGGTGATGCGGGCGTCGATGGCGGCGTCGTCGAGCCCCTGCTTCCGCAGGTCGTCGTACATCGCCTGCCGGAGCGTCGGGTCGGGCTCCTCCCGCATGGAGTGGACGTCGTAGCCGAACTCGTCGGTCGAATCGAACGCCGCGGACAGCACGTCGGTCAGGTACTTCTTCGCCAGGTGCACGCCCTTGGCGCGGTATCCGGGCGTCACCGGCACCCACCCGAGGGAGTACGTCCACTTCCCGGGATTCCGGAACGCCTTGTAGACCCGGTAGTTGTTGTTCTTCTCGAAGTTCCAGAAGGGGTAGATGGTCTGGAGGAGCCCCCGCTCGAAGGGGTGCAGGGAGTGGGAGTAGTCGTAGAGCGTCTCCCGCACGAGCGTCGCGGCCTGCTCCGGCGAGGCGCCCCGGTCGAGCAGCGCCGCGAACAGGGCCACGCGCCGCCGCGTCGCGACGAGGTTGGCGGTGTCGCGGAGGTTCCGCTCGTAGCGGGTGACGGCGCGGCCGAACTTCCCGAAGCCGGACTCGACCGTGGCCTGCGCGACGGTGCGGGTGAGGTCCCCCTCGATGAAGTTCTCGAAGACGCCGTGGTCGAGGCACGCCCGGTAGAGGTGCGCCGCGTCGTACGTCCGGCCCCCGAGCGTCACCGTGCCGATGCCGTCCATGATGGCGGACGTCTCCCCGCCGAGCGCGAGCGTGCTGACCGCGAGGAAGCGGTCCATCCTGCGCAGCGTCGTGCCGGGCTCCGCCTTCTGCGCCCAATCCAGCAGCATCGCGGCGGTCGGGAGGATCGGGGGCGTGGGGATGGGCGTGCCGGGGATGCGGCCGCTCGTCACCAGCAGGTCGGTGACCATGGACTGCAACGTCATCTTCATGGCGGGCTTGAGTCCCACCATCGTCGCGGCCTGGTCGAAGTCGCCGATCTTGTTGTTGACGAAGTAGATGGGCCGGAGCGTCAGGAGCCCCGTGGTGTTGGCCTGCTTGAAGTAGCTCTGGAACAGTTGCGTCGTGCCGGTCCATTGGGGCATCTGGTAGGTCGCGACGACACCGTCGAGGTGCGCGCCGAGCCGGTCGCGCACCGCGCGCGGCAGGTACGTCGAGGAGTCGTCGAGCTTGACGACGACGCCGAGAAGTTGCTCGACGTCCCGCTCCATCTCCCGCTGCGCCGCAAGCCGACCGACCTGCCAGAGCGGCCGCGGCGGGGCCGAGCCGGCGGGGACCATCGGACGGGCGTGGTGCTCGGCGATGCCCTCGATCAGCGCCCCGAACGTCGGGGGCTGGTAGGCGCAGGGGTTGGCGAGGGCGCGCGCGACGACCTGTCGCCCACGCGCGGAGTCCGCCGTCGCGGCGGCCCAGCGGTTCGCGGCCTCGCCGTCCGCGACGGACACCGCCACGCCCTCGGACCGCAGGTCGTTGAGCAGGCTGAAGCGCAGGGTGTTGAAGGTGACGGCGTCGGTGAACGTCGCGTCGCCGTGCTGCGCGGCGCGCAGGCGCACGAGCGTCGGGGCGTCCTGCTCGATGCGCCGGCTCTCGGCGACGAGCGCGTCCCGGAGCGCCGGGAGGTCCTCGCCGCCCGCGCGCCAGTCCTCGACGACCTGGAGAAGCTGCCGCACGCTCGCCGGGTCGAGCCCGCCGCCGGGGCGGATCCACGACCGCGCCGCCACGACGACCGCCTCGGGGGAGACCTGCTTCGCCGAGAGCGCCATGCGGAAGGCTTCGGTGTGGTCCTCCAGCACCTTCCGCACGCGGGGGTGCAGCGCCGTCGCTGCCGGGTCGAAGGCGTCGAGCGCCCGCGCCACCTCCCGCTCCACGAGCTTCCGGGCCCCGGAGAAGGCGTCGAGCCGCTCCCGCGTGAAGAGGTGGAGGCTCGCCCCCAGCGTCTCATGCGCCGGCACGAGCAGTCGCTCGCCCGTGCGCCATACGGCGGCTAACGAACCCCGGATGCGGTTGACGATGGCGTTCTTCTCCAGCAGGAAGTTCGCGTTGTTCGTAGCCTGCCGGTTGAGCGCGAAGCTCCGGGCGAGGTCGTCGAGCGTCTCGTCCGGATTCAGCACGCTCACCGGCTTCGGCGGGGTGCGGGCGATGCGGGCCTGCTCCGCGAGCCGGGCCTTGTCCGCCGCGACGGCGTCGTGCGCCGCCTTCGCATCCGCGAGGCTCCGCTGGAGGTCGGCGGCACGCGCGTCCCGCTCCGCCGCCGCCCGGGCGACGGCGGCCTCCGCGTCCCGCGCCGCGGCGCGGAGGGGGTGTCCGGGGTCGCCGTGCGCCGCGAGGGCCTGCTCCGCCCGGGTCAGCGCCTCGGCGTGCGCCGCCTTCCGGTCGCCGAGCATCGGCCGCGCGGCCACGATCTGTTCGGGGTCGAAGGCGATCCACACCCGATGCTTCACGCCCTTCGATGCGGCGTGACGCCCGCCGCCGACGTGGGTGATACCGTCGTGACCCATCCCCCGGAGCACGTCCTGGATCTCCTGCGCCGCGTCCCACTTCGGGTAGGCCCGGTCGATGAAGTCCTGCTCAAGCGCCCGGTAGACCATCTCGTTCGTCAGCACCTTCCGCTTCGGCAGCAGGTCGGCGAGGTCGATGCCCCGGCGCTTGAGCACCTCCTCCCACTTCGCCATGTCCGCCGGGGCGTCCATGTCGATCGGGTTTCGGATGTCGAGCGACGCCTCGTAGACCCCGGGCTTCGTCCCCCTGCCCTTGGACTTGTACTCCCGGGCGATGTCCTCGCTCTCCGTGAAGTACGACCCCTGCCCGAACAGGCCGTGCTCGGACTGGTAGGGGTCGAAGTTCTGGAACGTCGCGTCCGAGGTGCCGTGGTAGACGGTCGCCTGCGCCTTCGACTCGGCCGGCGGGGGCGTCAGGTCCCCGAGCCCGCGCTCGGCCTCCTCGGCGGCGCGCAGGTCCGCCCGCGCCGCGTCCCGCGCCCGGAGCGCCTCGGCGAGCGTGCTGCGGTGGGCCGCCGTCGCGGTGTCGCGCGTGGCGACCGCCGTGTCGTACGCGACGGAGGCTTCCCGCTCCCGCTTCCGGGCGTCGGCGAGCGCGGTCTTCGCCTGCTCGAGCCGGGCGGCGTTCGCGTCGGACGCGGGCGGCACGGGGGGCACCGGCGCGGGGGCCGGGCGCGGCGTCCCGGCGACCGTCGCCTTCATGTCGTCGAGCACCTTCCGGCCGGCGGCGTTCACCGCGGCGTCGAGCTTCGCCGCCCCGCGCGCGGCGGCCTCGTCGGCGTCGAGCCGCCGCATCTCCTCGGCCTTCGCCTTGCGCGCGTCGGCGAAGTGCGCGTTCGCGCCGGGCACGGCGGGGCGGCCCGCCCGCACCTCGTCGTCGGCGGCCTTCTGCGCCGTCTTGAGGTCGGCGATGTCCTGCTCGAGCCGCGCGCGCTCGGCGGCGAAGTCGCGGGCGGGTGGGGGCGCCCCGGTGAGGATCCGCTCGCGCTGGCGGTCGCCGAGGGCTGCGGCGACGTCGGGATCCTTCCGGAGCTCGTCGTGCACCCGGTCGGTCCACTCCCGTGCCATCTCCGGGTGGTCCTTCTCGATGGCCCGGACGGCGGCGCGGAAGTCGTCGCCGGCGTCGGCCATCGCCCGGTCCGCCGCCTCGACGCTCCGGGCGACGCCTTCGCGCGCGGCCTTGCGCGCGGCCGCCGCCTTCACCTCGGCGTCGAGCCCCGTCGCCGTCACCTCGCCGCCCTCCGCCGCCAGCTTCGCGGCGGCCTCGGCCTTGAGCGCGCTGCGCTCGGCGTGCAGCCCCGCCGACGCCCTGCGCCACACCGCGGGGTCGAGCAGGTGCGACGCGGCGGTGCCGGCGGCGCGCGCCTCCCGCATCTCCTTCGTCACCCGCCCGGCGAGCTCCGCGTATTCGGCGGCCTTGCCCGCCGCCTTCGCGCCGCCGGAGAGGATCATCGTCGGATCGGGGAACAGCATCGACGCGGCCATGAGCGGCCCGAGCACCTCCGTCGCCCGGGAGAACCGCGCCGGGTCGCCCGAGGCGAAGTCGGCGGCGACGTCGGGGTGCCGGTCGAGGTACGCCGTCACGAGGTCCTTCCGGCCGGAGAGCGCGTCCTCCCACGAGAGCTTGTCGTCGAGCCCCGCGGACGTGAGGTACTCGGGGATCTGGAGCGTGCCGAGCGCCCACCACCCGAGGCCCTCCGACCGGGACGCCTGGCCGCCCGGGAGGATCTCCTGCTGCGGGAGGACCGCGCGCACCGCGCGCATCGCCGTCTCGACGGGCGTGCCCTTCACCGCGTCGGGGATGGTCGCGAGGTCGGCGGCCAAGGGCGTCGGCGCCACGCCGAGCTGGGCCATCCGCACGAGATCCCCGCGGGCGCGCTGCGCGGCCTGCGCGAGCAGGTCGTTGCGGCGCTGCGCCTCCTCCGGCGTGTCGGAGAGGTCGTAGTACCCCCACCGGCGGAGCAACTGCCCCTGCCGCTCGTCGAGGAACTTCTGCACCTTCTTCGTGTAGTTGATGTCCCCCGCCGACACGGACGCGGGGGTCAGGTCTCCGAAGGTGTCCTTCGCCAGCGCGCGGGCCTCGGCGTCCCCCGCGCTCTCCGGCGTCGCGAGGGCGACGTCCTTGTGCTTCGGAAGCCCGGCGAAGTACGCCTCGACCTGCCGGTGGGCGGCGGGGTCCTGCTGGTTGATGAGCAGGCGGGCGGTGTCGGGGAGGGCACCGGACTGCTCGATGAACGGCTTGTCGTCCCCGGCCTTCGCCGGGGGCTTGTCCGCCGCGGCGGTCTGGAGGTCCTGCGGCACGGTGGCGGACAGCACGTCGTCGGGCGTGAAGAAGCCCGGCAGCGTGGCGGCGCGGCGCGCGGTGTCGAGCGTCTCCGGCGAGGCGCCGAGCGCGGCCGCGCCCTTGAGCACCGTCTCCGTCCCCGCGCTCGCCTTCGGCGGGCCGACGGGAGCGGGGGTGTCCGGAACGGGCGCGACCGGCGTCCTGGCCAACGCCTTCACAACCTCGTCCGGTGCCGGGGCCGGCGCCGGGGGCCGGGTGGGCGTGGACGCGCTCGGCGTCGTCGGCGCGGTAGCCTTCGGCTTCGTCGGGGGCGTCGCGGGCGGGGGGTTCTGCGCCGCGAGGAGGGCCGCGTACTGATCGTCGAGCTGTCCCATCGGGAGAAGCTATCGCAGAACTACGCGTACGACGTGTCGCCGGTCGTCGGCTTCTTCCGGAACATGCCCAGCACCCCCTTCTGCGTCGTGGCGGTCGGCGCGGACGTCGTCGTATTGGCGGCCACCGGGCGCCTGTCCTCGGGAAAGTCCCCCGGGCCCTGCTCGGCCGACTTCCCGTCCCCCTGCTTCGTCTCCATGCCGCCCGGCACCTCGGACGACCACGGCTTGTAGTCGGCCGGGGGCACGTTCAACGGTGGCGTTCCTGCGCCCACGAGATTCTTCGGGTCGAACTGCCCCGGGTCGAGGCCGGGCTCCGTCGGGTTGAGCTTCGGAGAGGGATAAGGGTTCGGACGCCCCTGCTTCTGCCGGTTGTGGACGGCCACGGACCGGGACACGTCGGCCTTGAAGTCAGCCACGTCCTGCTCCCCCGGCGTCGGTGCGAAGTCGTTAACCTCCGTCATGTCCGGCTCGCCCTCCTCGGGCTTCGCCCGGGTGCGGAAGGGGTTGTCCGGGTCCTGCTCGTCCTTCGTGCTCTGGCGCCAGAGGTCGCTCGTCCGCTTCACCTCCGCCTTCGCCTGCGCGCGCGTCGGCTTCCTGGCCTCGCCCTCGGGGACGTACTGGTCCTCGCCCACGCGCTTCGCCTCGCGCTTCTCGGCGCCCTTCTCGATGGCGCCGGTGACGACGGCGCCGAGCGTGCGCGGACGGTTCCCACCTTCGAGCGTCGTCACGTCGCCCACGATGTCCTCCCGTTTCACGACGTGCCGCTGCCCCTTGTCGTCGAAGTACGCGATGGAGTCCTTCGGGTCGCGGGGATCCCGCTCGGCGACGCGGCCCTGGATGGTCGTCACCGCGCCCTTCGGGGGCGTGGTCGTGCGCTGCACCCCTGCCGGGAGGGCGTCCTTGAGCTCGTCGGGGACGGCGATGCCGCCGCCGCGGAACGACGCGGCGTGCATCTCCGGGATGGTCTCCTCGAGGTTCTGCCCGGCGAGCTTCGGGATGAACGCCATCTTCCCGTCCTCGCCGTAGGCGTACCGCCCGTCGGACATCTGCATGAGGTACTTCCCGTCGGGCATCTTCGCGATGCGGGAGACGGTCAGGGCGTTCTTCCGCTTCTGCACGTCCGCTTCGTCGAGGAAGACCTGCTTCCCATCGGCGTCGGTGGTGAAGTACCACGCCCCGTCGGACGCCTGCCGGCCGGCGCCGGGCTGGCCCCGCACGTCGAACTCGATCTGCGCGGGCTTGAAGCGCCCGAGCCCCAGCGCCTGCGGGATGGTCGCCTCCGGGCCCCGGCTCATCTGCCGGTGCGCGTACTCGAGCGCCTTCCGGTCGTCCGGCCCGGGGATGTAGATGCCCCACTTCGTCACCTTCGCCTGCGGGTACTGCTTCTGGAGCGTCGCGACCTCCTTCGGGTCGTCGGGGTTCTGGAGCGGAATCACGCGGCCCATCCGGAAGCCCTTGTCCTCCGCCCACCACGCCGCCTTCGGCGTCGAGACGAACTTCGCCAGCACGTCGTCGGGCAGGCCCGGGGACGCGTCCTTGTCCCCCTTCTCCGCCTTCGCGATCTCATCCAGCAGGTACTTCTCCCGCTTGTTCTGCGCCTCCGTCGGCTCGTACTGCTCGTTCTGGACGTCGTCCTGGAGCTTCTGGATGAAGGCGGTGTCCCCGCCGCCGGGAATGAGCGACTGGATGCGCCGGATCTCCGGGTCGGTCGGCACCTTGCCGTTGTCCACGTCCTCCGTGAACTTCTTCAGCTCCCGGTCGGCGTTGTCGAAGGTCCGCTCCTGCTCGCGGATGCGACGGTCGATCATCTCCCGGTCGCGCTGGAGCGCGTCGTCGGGGCCGAGCGCCGCCTTCTCCGGCGGGCCGTACTGCTCGACGATGCGGTCGTACGTCGCCTTGAGCGCCGCGCCGTTGACGGCGTTCGCCGTGCCGTAGAACGTCTGCCACGCCTTCGTGGACTCTGCGCTCCCGTCCGGCACGGAGTCGCCCCACGCCCGCCCCGTGGCATTGGCGATGCTCTGGAGCATCCGCGGGTCGGCCTGCCCTCCGAGCTTCGCCATCTGGATCGGGCTCTGGAGGACCGCCTTGTAGAGATCGGCGATGGCGCGGGCGCGCGCGGCGGCGCTGCCGCTGTTGCCCTTGGCCTGGTAGTCGGCGATGGCCTTGAGCTTCGTCGTCTTGATCTTGAGCGCGTCCTCGCCCTCCTCCTCGTAGAGCCCGCCGTGCCCCGCGAGCGCCATCTTCAAGCCGAGGAGGGTGCGGCTGTCGTCCTTCGACTCCTGGACGTTCTGCCGGGTCGCGTTCGTCTCGCGCGCGATCTGCAAGCGGGTGCTGTCGGATTCCGCCATCGGGGGCTCCCTGTCGTCGGGAGTCTACCTCGCCAACCGGAAGCCGTGCAGCCACGTTCTTTCGGCGTCGTTGAGCCGGGACTTCTCTTCCCGGTCCTCCCGGTACCCCGCTGGCACCTCGTCGCCGGACACGATGACGGTCATCCGGGTCGGGCCCCACGAATCGCAGAGCCGGGCCGTGAGACACATGCGTCGGAGAAATGCCCGCATCGAAAGCTACTTCGTGGCGAAGGCGTTGATGGTGTTGGAGTAGTCGGTCGGGTCGCCGGCGAGATCCTTCAGGTCCGTCGGCGGCGCGGTCGGCCGGGACCAGAACTCGCGGCCGCGGTTGGCCTGCGCGTCCACGAGCCCGAGGGCCTGCTGGTAGTCGCTCCGGGCCATGCGGTCGGAGGACTGCTGGATCTGCCCGGCCACGTTCCCGAGCGCGCCCTGCGTCTGCTGTGCGAGGTTGCGCACGGCGTCGGAGTAGGCCCCGCCCGAGAGGTTCCCCGCGGCCTGCTGCCGGGCGACGTCCTGCGCCATGTTCGCGCCCTGGGCCTGGAGGAGCTTCTGCGCCTGCGCGTAGCTGTTCTGCTTCTCCGCCGCCGAGGTGCCGAACTCCCCGGTGCGGAGCTTCTGCGCCGCCTTCTGCGCCTCCTTCCGCTGGGCGATGGCCGTCGGAGAGAACTCCCCGGCGATCTGGCCGACGGTGTTCCCGACGAACTCGCCGACCTTCCCGGCGGCGTCCCCGATGATCGGGTTGCCGCCGGAGGCGATGAGGCCGATGCCCTGCCCCGCCATCTTGCCGACGCCGCCGCCGATGGTCGTGGTCTTGTTCGTCGTCGGATCGGTCGCCATGTCGGCCTCCGTCGGGAGTCTACCCGACTACGCCTTGCTCTGCCCCTCGACACCTCGTGCCATCCGGTCGAGCGTGCGGCGGGCGAGCCAGAGGGACGCCTCCTCCAGCTTCGTGATCGCGAGCGCGTTCTCCCGGCACTTGAACGGGCCCTCCTGCGCGCCGTTGAGCCGGTCGATCACGATGGCGATCAACGCCTCGTTCGTGATGCCGTTGACGCCCTTCTCGGCGATGGGCCCGTGCTGGAAATGGAGGGTCTGCCCGAGGTCCACGTCGGCGGACGACGTGACGTTGTCCGTCTTGAGCGCGATCCGGTAGTCGTGGCTCATGTTGCCCGCCTGGGGGTCGCGGTCGTCGGCGGTGATGGCGATCGCCTTGTCGGTCGGCGTGAGGGCGAGGTGCGGGACGGTGCGGATGGACACGGTGTACTCCTGCGCGGTTGTGCGCATGGACTACTACCCCGACGTCTACTTGTAGGCAAGACGAAACTACCGCAGCGCGTACCAGCCCGCATTCCGGACGTACATCCGGACGCGGTGCATGGCGTTGTAGCAGGCCACCGGGCGGATGTCCGACGTCCCGTCGATGTACGGCTGCTTGTCGTCGTTGGCGTCGGAGGTGTTCGACCCCTCCGTGTTGTGGCTCACGTAGACGCCGAGGCCGAAGGAGTGCACGCCGGCGACCAGCTGGTCGTAGGGGCGGGTCTGCCCCGCCATCTTCGAGAAGTGCAGGTTGAAGTGCCGGGTGACGTGCTGCTCCCGGGCGTAGATGTCCACCTCGGGGCTGATGCCCCCGGTGCCGTAGAACACCGTCTTCGGCAGGCGGCGCTTGCTCTCGTCCACGGCGGTCCCGTTGAAGAACATCCGGATCTGCACGTCCGGCGGCGCGGTCCACACCCGGTCGGCGGACGGCGGGCCCGGTTGCCGCCACACCGTCGCGAAGGCGGACGCGAAGAACTGCGCGAAGGTCGCGTCGTACCGCTGGCGGAAGGTGATGCAGCACCCCGCCACGGGCTTGTACTCCTCGTACTGCCCGTACGCGTCCTGATAGTAGTCGCTGGAGAACAGCCTGCCCCCGAACCCGCCTAATCCTGTCTCCCCGGGCTGGATGTGGTAGGACTTGACCTTGAACCCCGCCGCGAAGTTGGCGAGCTCGATGTGCCCGTTCGCCGTCTCGTAGAGCGAGATGCTCGGGGTCGTCGAGTAGAGGTTCGCGTTGAGCCCGTCGGGGTCGAGCGTGTCGCCGTCCGAAGGGCTGTACGACAGGGTTACGTCCGCGATGGCACACCTCTCGTCGGAAGTCTACTGCGTATCCTCGGCCTGCGCCTCGAACAGATGCTTCGCATCCGCGACGTGCTTGACTCGAACATCCACGAATCCCATGCGAAACAACTGCCGAATCTGCCAGCCGACGGCCTCGTCCTCCGAGAAGGCGGCGTCTCTACCGAAACGCCACGACCCGAAGTAGCACCACGGGGACTCGGACGAGACCCGGGCCACGATGGCGATCTCATCGTCACAGACGCTCCACGGCTCGCCGTCGTGGCTCTCGCCGTCCTTGTCCGGCTTCGAGATGTGCTCCTGAATCCCCGCCTCGCTCCCGAATCGCTCTCCGCAGACGCCGCAGCGATAGAACATGCTGACCTCCTGCTTCTACCCTAATCTGTAGTAGCAGGACGTCAAGTAAGCGTCACGCCCCGCAGCAGGTACACCGACAGGATCCCCCGCTTCGTCTTCATGGCCACCGTCGCGCCGCCGCCGGAGCCGTCCCATGTGGCGCCGCGGATCTGGATCGTGTCCATGTGCCGGTCGGCGGAGGAGAGCTTCGTCGTGTCCACGAGCCACAGGAGCGGGATGTCCGTGTCGATGTCCGCCATCGCCGAACCGGACGTCGGGTCGGGGTTGTGGGCGTTGACGTACACCTCCGTCAACGCGACGTGGGTGCGCGTGCCGGCGTGGTTGATGTAGGCGACGGTGAGCGCGCCGAGCGCGCGGATCTCCTGCGACGCCGGGTTCGTCGCCACCGACAGCACCTCGACGTTCGCCATCACGACGAGCACGCCGGGATTCGCGGCGAAGTCGGCGTTGATCGTCACTTCGAGGTTGTTGCCGGCGCCGTCGGACACCGTCGTCCAGTTCGGCGGGCCTGCGCCGGCCGCGCCGTAGCCCGGGTAGATGCTGTTGATCGTCGCGCTCGGGGACGCGTCGATGGCGGTCATCTGCGCGTACAGCACGCTCGACGGGAGGTGCTCGTGGTTGAGCGCCCCGCGCTCGAGGTTCCCTTCGGTCAGGTCGTTGATGCTCGCCTGGAGCCGGTCGAACCGCCGCGTCATCAGCGACGCCGCGCTCACGACGTCGGCGTCGTCCCACGGGTCCACGTCCAGCGTCGCGTCCGTCCCGCCGTGGGACGAGAAGCCCCTGATGCGCAGGATATACAACTGCCGGTTGAAGAACTGGACGTAGACGCCCTCGCCGTCCTCGTCGATCTTCCCGTCGGCGGCCGGCAGCCGTCGGCTCACGACCTCGACGGTGTGGCTCCCGGGGCCCGCGGGGAACACCGTCATCAGGCGCGCGGGGTTCGCGGCGTTGTTGATGCCGGTGGTGTCCTGGATGACCTGCACGTGGCGCCAGTCGAAGTCGTTCGGCGAGGCCGACGACTTCTGCACCCGGTAGAGCTCCATCGGCGGCGGGTCGGGGACGACGGACGCACCGGTGATGGTCTCGTCGATGCGGGCGCTGTCGATCTGGAGCGCGTGCTGCACGCGCATCGTCGTGTCGATGGACGGCGCGGTCGCGCCGTGCGCCCCGGCGGTGCCCTTCCACGCGGCGTGCTGCACGAGCGCGAAGACGACGAGCAGGTCCTCCCCCGTCGTGAGCGTGACGGACATCTCCTCGACGCTCTGCCACGCGTAGGAGTCCTGGAGGGTGAACGTGTCCCCCGGCCCGGACCCGTCCTGCTTGAACCAGTCGTTCCCGCGCAGGTCCGGGTCCACCGACGCCGTCGCGGCGTGCATGGTGTAGTAGCAGGAGTCCTCCAGCCGCGAGAACGGGAAGATCCCGCCTTCGACGTCATGTTCGTTTAGACGTCCAGACAAACGCGTCCCGACGCGGAGGAAGGACTCGTTCCACGTCGAGACGTCCGGGGCCTCGCGGGCCTTGAAGGCGACGGGGGGGTTCTGGTGGGGCACGCGCGGACTCCGGCTCGTCGGGAGTCTACCTCGTCAGGCGCATCACGACCCACGCGATTCCGAGCCCGACGAGCCCGCGAACCACGGATTCCAGCCAGCGCGACGCGAACTCCCCCGGCGTCTCCTTCCGGTCGTCCTTCCCGTTCTTGATGACGGACCACGCGACCGCCAGCCCCACCGCCTCCACGATGGAGAGCGGCCGCACGCCGAGCGGCACGATGAACCACGACCACACCAGCGACCGCTGCCACCCGAAGAAGGCGAGGTCGAACGGCATGAGAACGAGGGCGGTGACGAGGGTGGCGAGGGTGCGATCGTCGGTTTCGGTGGCGGACATGCGTGCTCTCCTGTGAGCGCATCTTGTAGCATGTCTACTACCGGAAGTGCAACTACGCCCGGCTCGCCATGTCCCCCGCGTCCTCCTGCGTGAACTCCAGCGAGATCGCGTGAATGTGGAGGTAGTTCGGTTCGACGCAGGTGAAATCGAAGGCCAACGCTTCCGCGCTCTTGACGCGGAAGTCCACGCGCTTCCACGTCATGCGCGGGCGGATGACACTGTCGGTGCCGACGACCATCGCCGAAAGCTGCGCGGGCAACTTCACCGCGGCGGTGAACGTCTTCGTCTCGACGACGTTCGCCATCCGCCAGTTCTGGTACACCCGGCATGTGATGTCGAAGTTCCCCGTCTCGACGATGCCGAGCCACACCGTGCACGACGAGAACCGCTTGCGGCCCATCATGTCCGGCCGGAGCCATTGGGTCCGGAAGAGGTACGTCTTGACCGGCGGGGTGTAGCTCGCGTGCTCGCCGGTCAGATCGAAGACGTTGTGCTGCCCCGCCGCGGTGTCGAGCCCGACGCCGATGAGCCGGCGCGTCCAGTCCCGCGTCTCGCAGATGCCACCCCAGCGGATGCCGTACAGGAGCCGCCGCCACCCTCGCCCGTCGAAGGCGAGGACGAGGTTGTTCCCCGGCTCGCCGGCGAGCGGCACGGCGCACAGGTACTCCTTCGTGGTCGAGCACCACTCCGCCTGCGCCCGGCCCATGAGCCCGCGGGAGAAGGTCGAGAGGAGGTCCTGCTCGTCGTCGAAGATGTCCTGGATCTGGAGGGACGTGTCCATCGCCCGGAAGCCGTTGCTGCTCAACCACACGAGCAGGCCGAGGCCCGTCGTCTGCATCGAGTTCGGCGCCGTGCACCCGTCCGCCTCGGAGAGCGGCCGCTTGCGGACGCCCTCGGCATCGTCGAGGATGAGGTAGATCGTCCGCTCCGTGGCGGCGATGACGTGCCCCGCCCACGACGCGAGCGCCGTGACCTCCTCGCCGTCGAGATCCACCCACGCGTCCCGCTCGAACGTGCCGATGAAGCCGGGTTGGGAGCGGTACACGCGCGAGCCCGCGCCGATCCAGAGGCTCCCCTGATGGGCGCACATCACCTGGAACGTCGGCACCGGAATGATGTCCTCGACCTCGGGTCCGAGCACCGCATCGGGGAAGTTGTCGGGGATGGACGTGGTGATGTTGTCGTCGATGGTGACGAGCCGGCGGAGGGTGTTCGGGTTGCGCGTCGCGTCCATCGTCCGGCCGATGTGGCGCTTCACCGTGCCCGACGGACCGACGGGGATGCCCTCGAGGAAGAACTGCCGGGTCAGGTCGTCGAGCGTGACGGAGAGCGTCCCGAGCGGCTTCGGCTCGCCGAGGCCGAGGAACCCGGGATTGTCCGGGTACGCCGTGTAGTCGATCCAGTAGTACCCGGCGGTGCGCTCCGTCCGGATGAGCGCCGGCCCGCCGAGCGGCCCCCACGCCGATCGGTTCCCGAACTCGTCCTCGAACTGGACGGCGTAGTACCACGCGCCCGGGAGCAGCGTCCCCTCGTCGGTGTTGAAGACGTCACCGATGGTGCCGATGGCCCCGGGGTGGGCGTAGCCGGAGTCGTTCGTGAAGACGGGGTGGGCGTCGTTCCCCGGCCCGAGCACCGTCGGCGCGGACGGCACCTCGCGGTAGCCGAGGTTGAGCAGGGTGAAGCCGTCGTAGACGAGCGCGCGGTCGATGCCGTTCGTCCACACGATGCGCCCGTTGACGACGCAGAACTGGTCGGGGTAGCGCCCGTTGACGTCGGGGGACAGCCCCGTCCGGAGCGTCCGGAAGTCGCGGCTCCACCCGCGCTGCT